TTTGATTGAGAAATAAAAATGACTCCGCATGGAATTTTCGACAATACGCAGAGCATGCAGCGCGAGTCGTGGCAATGCGGCGTGTTGATTGGCATCGCATCCCGGCAGACGTTCGCCGCCAGGCCATGGGGCTACTTCAACGATTTGCCGAGGGTGGAAAAATGAGCCAACGCGAATTAGACGAAAAAGTTCTGGCGGTTTTGAACGCTGCTGATAAACCGCTCGGTCAGGCTGCGATTGCAAAACAACTGCCGGAGCCGTATTGCTATTTTGCGACCGCGATGATTACGAGAAGTTTGAAGCGGGTAGCAGCGGTGTGTATCGGGCGCGGTGCGTATGTTAAACCGAATAGGGGATTAAATTGGTAAATGAACACGCAAAATTGGCACCTTACGAATTAACCCATGCGCAATACATCCAGCGCATCAACGAGTTAAAAGTTGATTTCGAGATGCAGATTGATGCGGCGCGTCTATCCGAGAGCAACTTGACGAAAAAGCAGCAATCGCGCAGAGCGGGAAGCCATGAAAATCTATCCATTGGATATTGATTGCGTAAATTACGATCAAGTTTCCATATTTTCAAAAGGCCATCATGATCTTGCTCTTTTCAATAAATTAGCAAAAACATACATGGCGGATTATCCGCATATCGAATTTACAGAGCCGGCGCATCAATGGTGGAGAGCGGTGCCTGATGGCGATGAAGGGATGATGATCTGTCTGGCAAAACCGCATTCACGCGGCGCATGGCCAGTAACTACCATTGAGGAAAAATAATGAATAACTGCTGGAAAGTCCTGATTGCGAATGCGAAAAATGCCAGGAATCATGTGTTGCACGATACTGATCTTTGGGTGTCGCTTGGCGCGGCAATCGCAGAGTGCGAGGCCGACCTGAAGCTCCAGCGCGCGGAGCCTTGCGACTTCTGCGCGGCAGAGCGTTTGCAGCCTCTATGTGCCGCCGCCATTGCGCAGAGCAAAAAATGAGCAAGCGAAAAGCCTACCGCTCGCGCGCCAAGCGCATACCGGCGATAGTCGATATGCATTCCGCGCGCCAAGCGCATCCCGAATTAGCCCTGAAGCTGCGCATGGGCGTAATCGGTCTGATCACATCTCCTTCGGTGCCGGCCTGCAATTTTCTCTCACTGCAGCTAACCCGCATCGTCGGCGGGATGTCGCTCATGCGCGGCGGGGAGGCAATCATCGGCGCAACCGATCCGGCCGCGATCTCGATCAAGTCGGCAATTTTGGCTGTGGAAGCGATTGTGACGCGGCATGACCGTACAGGCGTGGTAGCGGTTGACCGATACGAGCAGATGGCGCTGGAGGGCGCTGTGAGCCGGTTGGATGAGGTTTTGGGCAAGATCCCGGCGTCATGCTATGCGCGGGCATGCGTGGAAATTTCTGAATTTTTAGGGGTTGCGGCATGAAATCCTCTGAAAAAGTGAAATTGCGTTTTCCGTCTGCCGTTGCCGTTGCAGTCCCCGTGCCAGGCCAATATGTCGGAGGCAAAACGCGCTATGAAATACGAATATACGACGGTTCGCGAAAATGGATTGGTTGCGCTATGCGCGAATCGTGGGCATGGGCCGATGCCTGGCGGGCAATCAAAGCGGGGGAGGCATTGAAATGAAATTCTCTACCGCACCGGTCGGCACTGCATGGGGGCCATCCCGCGCATTCGCAAATTTCCTGCAATTTGATTGCGCGAAAACAAAATGGTGGGCGGCTGAATACGCGAAAGAGAGGGTTTCCCAGCGCGCGGTCGACAGAACTGAGCTGCGGCGCATTGGCGCATTGGTGCGGGCAGATTTACAGAAGCGACGGAGGGTGGCATGACACGGCGCCGCGCATTGAGCGTAGATCAGATAAAGCGCGCCAGGGCGATGTACATCGCTGGCCGGGTAGGCTACACGACGATTGCTAAGGCTATCGGATCGAAGCCGTCAACTGTGCGCGATGCGCTGAATTGCGTCACCCAGTACGCTGCGAGGGTGAGATGACAGACGATATTAGCCGCGCAGAGATGCTGCAGCTACGTCTAGCGCGAATCGGCAAGGAAAAATCGCACGCCTGCCCGTCGCCCGCATATCACGACCCTGCGGATGGCGCGCGGCTTGCGAGTGAATCGCGCTGCATGGAATGCAATTATCGGCGGCGCGGGAAAGTCGATGATTGCGGCAAGGGGCGGCAGTTTGGCGGTAAATGTGACCTGTTCAGAATGGAGAAACGATGACATTCTACCGTGTAGCATTCTGCGTTTGCCTGGTCAACGCATGGACGATGATAAATGAACCGCATACCGCGATCCCGTGGCTTGTCGCGGCGATAGCGTTTTTAAATTGGGATTTTGATCAACGGAGTGGAAAATGATCGACATAGCAGTACTTGAGCGGCTGGCCGCCGAATATCTCCGGCTTGATGTGAATGTGGCGATCGGCAGCAATTACATTCCGTTTTCGATAGCGCGAAGTGCTTTTGAACACGTAGCGAATCCGCAAGCCATCCTCGAACTCATCGACCGGCTGAAGCGCGCGGAGAGTGCGCCGGTTCCGGCCGGGTGGAAACTTGTGCCAACTGAAATATCTGGCGACATGGTACAGAGAGCAGCGCAGCGCAAAAAAGTATGACGGCAAGCATGCGGTAGCATGCGATGCATCAGCATATCGGGCAATGCTCGCCGCCGCACCAGCGCGGCCGGAATAACCAAAAGGAGAGAAAAATGATGACAAATCAGGAAATTATCGAGGTTGTGCAGGCGCATGAATCTGGCGCTACGATTGAAGAGCGGACAATCGGCAGTAGCGCTATATGGAAGGAAATTTCACATCCAAACTGGAAATTTGACTTGTCGGAATACCGAGCCAAGAAAACGCCAAAAGTGCTTTGGCAATGGGTCATTAAATTGTCCAGCGGCGCTATCATGATGGGCAATTTTTTTGCGTCTGAAGCCGATATGCGGAAAAATACGGGACCTGGAATCACGGTCATTCAGCGCGCAGACTGGACGCGGATCGAGATTAACGAATAGTTGCTGCACTTGACAACGTGTGCTATGCTGCCACGGTCATATCGCCGAGGGAGGCATAATGAGCTTTGCAGAGACATACGCGAGGTCGGTCAATTCGTCTAGCCTGACCGACGATGCGTTCCATTCAAACTGCATGCCGCTGGGCGCGTCGGGGTGGGCGAGCAAGGATACATCGGCGCTTGGGATGCTGTTATTGAGAATGACCACGGCTGACGGCATGCCAGGCGATGCATTCGAGTCCGGCGCCCGGAATTTCCCGGCGGCGCTGCATCTCTGGATCCCATTGGTTAGGGCGAAAGGTCGCGCGCGCAAGTGGTGTGCTGAACATGATGATCGGGGGCAGGTCAGGGCTGAAGCGCTTTATGTCCGCGTAGGGGAATCGTCTCTTGCGTATTTCCTCGACCAGCGGTGCTCCCCATGCGAAGGGCGCGGCGTTGACATTGACCGCTGCATTTGTCATCACTGCAAAGGTACAGGAATAGCCGACTTGCTCATGGCCGCGAATGAGCGCGGGATTACGCTTGATCTTGTTTCTGACCTGCAGGAGCTGGTATCGAGTCACGTTTTCCGGGCAAAAGAGGCGCATCTGGACCTGGAGGTGGTTTGAGCAATAGCCGCTATTTCAGCGTTTCCAGCAAAATTTGTTGCCGTTCGGCCAGCAGCAATTTGTACTCCGGGCATCGGTAAATATTGTTGGGAGTGATGCCAAGCCGGGCAGCGGCATCATTGACCGTCATGCCGGCGCGGATCAGGCCAACGGCCAAAGAGATGGATTCGTCGGATAAATCAAAATTAGCCTTGCGCCTCCGATTGATGCCAAGCAGATACGATTCGATGCACGCCTCTACCGTGTTATATCCCCATTTTTTTAGAATGGCGCGGATATCTTCCATTTCGCCAGTCGCAAGAATGTTACGTGCACGCCCTTGGTATTGGCAGCCCGTCAGATTGGTGCGGCCACAATCACCGCCGCAGGATGGGCATGGCTTCAATTTGTCTGAATCATCAATCATTTGTTTTCCTTGGTAAGCGCATCAGACAATTCAGCCCTATCCCATGCGCCGTATAGATAAATCGGCAAAATGAAAACGGTTATAAAGGCTATGCCTGCCAAGAACCCAGACATACCTCCTTTGATTCCTGCGCCACCTCCGGCAAGTATCACCAGGATCATGACCGGGGTGCCGGGGTGCTCGCCTACATAAGGTAGGTCGCCGCACCCTCTAATAATTTGCGTAAATATTTTCTTCATGATCGTGGTGCCCATGTTGAGTTATCGTTCGGGGTGTAATCGGTATCGTCTGGCTGTTTTAAGCATGGGTGCCTGCCCTCTGCCCATAAATCCAATGCGCCTTCAATCGGGTAGTCGGAATCGTCGAAACCACGCTGAAGGCGAAGCAGGCCGTATTGATGTTCTGCGCACTCTTTCCATGCCGCGATTCTGTGGCTATCGAGTGAGGTTTGTTTAAGCAGGCACTCAACCCTGTCCGCCAGCATCGTTGTCTTGTCCTCTGCTTGTTGCGCCCGTTGGTCGTTTTCTGTGTCGGCTGATTCAGCCTCAAGCAGCAAGTCGCGCAGAGCCTCGAACGCCTTGCGCAACTCAAATACCTTATTGTCATTCGCAAAGCAATACGGGCATGGTTCCGCTATAGCTGCGTTGTAACATAGCAGACCATAGGCATCCATATCCGAGTAGTCAAAATACGCTGGCCCAGCTTGCGGCGAGCGATCACATTCATTCGGTACTGGCGGTAGTTTCATTCTTCTCGCTCCGATAGTCGATTTACATAGTAGTATTTAGCATCGTATGCTTTGCTGGTTTTCAAGTCATTGTCCACGGTGTCATCCACGAACAGTCTAAACAGTTCAGCCGTTTTATCCGACTTTTTATTTTCACTGTACGACTCGCTGTCAGCTTGCTGCCAGTATGTTTGGCCTAGCTGAAATGCGTATTTCAGTGCTGCGCGTAATTGATTCTCAGTCATGACTTCCTCCATGCGCGGGCTGCTTGCCAGCCAAGCGTAAATAATCAACGATTATTTTTTGCCGCTCGGCGAGCAGCACTTTGTACGCCGGGCAGCGGTAAATATTATTCGGCGTGATGCCAAGCCTGGCGGCGGCATCGTTGACCGTCATGCCGGCGCGGATCAGGCCAACTGCCAGTGTGCGCTTGCTAGGGAGTTTGCGAGCGGCCATTATTGCACCCCGGCGAATTGCATAACATCGGCGAGCATGTTGTCAATTTCCGTGACGGTGCCGACGTGGCCCCAATTGATAGCATCGGGTGATTCATCAAAATGGGATTCTGCGGCCATGGTGAGCGCGGCCAGCTTGGCAGTGATTGCGCCAATTTTGGTGATATATGCGTCGACTGCGGTTTGAGTAGTAGTCATGATTTTCTCCGTTGGGTTTGTGATTCGGTATGACTAGAGTATAGTCAATACCGTACACAGAGTCAAGAACTATTTGAGCTATTTGCATAAATTTCATGTTGTTTGGATTGCATCTGTATTTGGGGAGACTGTCATTAAAAATAAACTTGACAAATAAAAACATTCAGCGCAGAATATTGAAAAATTCTCCCCGTAGCCCCGAGAGATCGGCCCTGACGGTGGACCGGCGCCGGAAATCAAGTGATCGCACACGCGCCTCTAGAATTTCATGAATTCACTTGTCAGATAGATTTGGAGTTCCCTAAAGTCGCCTAAGCGCGGCTTTTTGTACGTAGGTAGTCCCGGAAAATTGGCGTAGGAGCGACCGGACCGTAGCCGACAATGATACAGAGTAGCGAATAAATTCCGTCGGTGGTTCGATTCCATCTCGGCGCACCAGTTTTGAGAGCCGGAAAGCCGATCTCCGCAACCATATCCGGTAAATACGGGTCGTGGCAGTCCACGGCAATGATGGCAATGCCTGATCGCCGCCGCACCGTCCCGGAGATATTGCCCAGGCAATACGCCCGTCTGAGGGTGCCCGGTAGCGGATTAGCTCTCGAATTTATACCCCCGAGCGCCCACTATGGGCAAATAGTTGAGATGGGATGCCGCACGGTATGCGGCTAAGACGAATTTCGCAGCACAAAAGACGAAGCCCAGACAGACGCGAATCTGTTCCGGGCTTCTTTCATTAACGCAACAGGGATACGAAAATGAATAGAACGAATAGTAGCGCAAACGGGACTTTTAACCAAGAGGGTGCGATTGCACTGTACCGCGAACTGGTCATGTTGGATGGTGACGCCGGGTACACGACATCGAGCAAGATTGCGGCTCGTTTCAATCGCCCGCACTATAGCGTCTTGAAGTCAATCGACCGCATCAATGGGCTGATTAAATCTCAGAAAATCCAAGTTATGGGTGAGATGTTCAAGGATCACAGCTATATTGATGCGCGTGGAAAGCTTCGGCGCGGGTTTCTTGTGAATAAAGACGGGTTCGCCCTTCTGGCCATGCGATTCGATGGTGCAGAGGCATTCGAGTGGCAACTGAACTTTATTGCCGCATTCAATTGGCTGGTTGATCAGGTCCGTGAGCGCAACGAAAATCAGCGGTTAATGGATTCGTTCGATATCAAAAATCGGAAATCAGTCGATCTCGGTTCATCCCACGGCAAAGGCCTGAAAGCACGGCAGACGGAAATTCCGCTGCTTGAAAGCGAGCGGATCCAGATTGAAACGAAGATCCAGGGCGCGTTGCCGCTGGATAGCACCACGCAACATTGATCATTGCAGCGCAACTCCAGGAGCGCGTCATGACCGATATCCATCAGCCGACCAAAAAACAGGTACGCGATTGGATGGCGACGAGAGCCAAGGAGCATAAGCCGCTGCCCACACAATCCGAATTGCGGCGCCAGCTAGGCATGGATTTGATTGAGAGTGCCCGCAACAAGCAGCGCAAGATTTAACTACGGCGCCGGGATGGCGCATATCCACCCATGCCGGACAGAATCTCCCTTCTCGCGACCCACAAGGCGCGAGCTTGCCGGTCGATGGAAACGTCCCGGCTTTTTTCTAACAGGATCCGCTGATGGGCCGCAAATCAGCATTGACCGCAGCGCAATGGGAGATCGTCGGCAAACGATATTTTGACGGTGAGTCAGCATCGGCGTTGGCGCGCGAATTCGGAATCACGGAAGGCCCTATAAGAGCGAAGTTTAAAAACGAGCACAAAACGATTAAAACCGTTGCGAATCAAATAGTTGCGGCAGAGCAGGCTTTTTCGGTTTTACCGATTAAAACGAAAATAGAAACGATCAATTTGGCGGATCATCTACTAGCGATAAGCGGGCATCTTGCAAGCGGCTCGCGGTATGGCGCGGCGACGTATCACCGGCTGCAAGTGATCGCAAATGCGAAAAGCGCGGAGATTGACGACGCTAGACCCATGGACGATGAGAGCCGCGAGACGCTGAAGGACATTATGTCACTGACGCGGGTTGCGAACGAATCGGCGGCAGGGGCGCTGAATCTCATCGCCGCGAACAAGGTCCTGGTCGCCGATATTAACTCGGAAAAAATAATAAATCCTGACGACGAATCGACATTGATACATGAGCGGATCGCAAGCAAGCTGGCTCGCCTCGCTCCCGCCGGGTGATCAGGCCACATTTTGGCAATCGCTGACGCTCGCTGAACTGCGTCATATTGAGCATGATTGGGCATTTTGGGGGCGCCCTGAGCAGCAAATGCCGGTCGGCACGGATTGGGATAAATGGCTGATTTTGGCCGGCCGAGGTTGGGGAAAAACGCGATCCGGGGCAGAAGCGGTGCGGACGCTGGTGCAGCGCGGATACAAGCGGATTGCGATTGTCGGTGCCACAGCAGCTGATGCGCGTGACGTGCTAGTCGAGGGCGAATCAGGAATATTAGCAGTACACCCGGAGGGCGATAGACCGCTGTACGAGCCATCAAAACGGCGTATAACGTGGCCGAACGGCGCACTGGCTACTACCTATAGTGCCGATGAGCCAGATCGCCTGCGCGGGCCTCAGCATGACGCGGCATTGCTCGACGAGATCGCTGCATGGCAGTATCCAGAGACATACGACATGCTGATGATGGGCCTGCGACTCGGTAGTCGCCCGCTGGCGATCATCACGACGACGCCGAGGCCGATTAAAATCATTCGCGAGATGATGCAGGACCCACGCTGCACCGTCACACGCGGCGCGACGATGGACAATGCGCAGAATCTGGCGCCGCAATTTATCAGCCAGATATTGCGCAAATACGACGGCACGCGATTGGGGCGCCAGGAGCTGTACGCAGAGATTTTAGAGGATGTGCCAGGCGCATTGTGGGAGCGCGCAGAGATTGACGCGCACCGAATACGTGGCGATGCGCCGACGATGGCGAGGGTAGTCGTAGCGATTGACCCGGCTGCTACCAGCGGCGAGGATGCGGATGAGACAGGGATAATTGTCGCTGGCATTGATCGCGATGGGCATGGGCATGTATTAGCAGATCACTCCGGGCGCTATAAACCCGACGTGTGGGCTAAAAAAGTGGTTGAGCTATACCATCATTACCACGCCGATCGCGTGATTGCTGAGATCAATAACGGCGGCGAAATGGTGGAGCATACATTGCGCGTGGTGGATAAAAATGTGGCATATCGCGGCGTCCACGCGAGTCGCGGAAAAGTGGTGCGCGCAGAGCCGATTAGTGCGCTGTATGAGCAAGGGCGGGTATCGCACGTCGGGAGTTTTCCGACGCTAGAGGATCAAATGTGCGCATTTACGACTGATCTAGACCGCGATGCATACGGTTCACCTGATCGCGTTGATGCGCTGGTATGGGCGTTTTCCGAGTTGATGGTAAAACGCGAACCGATGTACAGCAAGCCGCCGCAAGGCCCGCGCACTTTACCGATATTCGCACGATAATTGTGCATCGCAACACGTACTATGACAAGTGTCAGAATTTGCGGGTTTATACCGCACGGAAACAATCAATTTTGACGCACTGCAATAACAGGATAAAAAATTGCTAAATCAGATCGCTGCCCGCATTAAATACCCCGAATGGGTGAGATATTGCGCGCGCTATTCCCGGTTGGATTTGCTCGATAGATGCCTGGACGGCACACTGTACGATGTGCTGCCCTACAGCTATTACGATGAGCGGAAAACAAACGGCGATCCGGTGCCGATGAAAGATCGCCGGCCAGCCGCGCAGTTTCATTTGCCGCAATTAGTCGCTCGGTCCTGCGCGCGGAAATTATTCAGCGGTCGGCACATCCCGCGAATCCGCAACGCCGACAACCCAAAACTGGCGCTGGAATTCGAGAAAAATCTCACGAACTGGAAATTGTGGGAGGTGCTAATCGAGGCTGCATCACGCGGCTCGGTCGGATCGGTCGCTGTAACATTCCGGGTGAGCGAAGATCAACGCATATCATTTTCCGTGTGGCCGTCGAAATACTGCACGCCGACATTTGACGATATGGGCCAACTCGCGGCGCTACGGGTAGCATACGTGACGACTGCCGCGCAATTGGAGGCCGCCGGCGCCGAGGGATTGAATCCGACGCGCATGTATTGGTTTGTGCGCGATTATTTGCCGACGTCGGAAATAAATTACGTGCCGCTGGAGCACGATCAATGGAATCCAGTAGGCGTCAATATCGCCGAGGGAATCGCGCTGACGCCCCGCGAGGAAATAACACACAATTTTGGATTCGTTCCTGGTGTGTGGTTCCGCAATCTGGCCGGCGGCGAAACTCCCGATGGCCTCTGCACATGGCGGCCTGCGCTGGAAAATAGCATCGAACTGGATTACGATCTATCGCAATCCGGGCGCGGTGTACGCTACAACTGCGCGCCGCAATTGGTCGTGATCGGGCAATTGGCGGGCGACACGACAGATGATGATGGCGTGCTGCACCGTGGGCCTGCCGATTACCTGCAATTCAACGCAGCGCACAAAACAGAGGATGGCGAGACTATCGGCGGTGGAGATGCGAAATTGCTAGAGATGGACGGCGCCGGCACGAAAGCGGCGCTGGACCTGACTGAGCGGCTGCGCGCATTGGCGCTCGAACAGATTTGCGCAAGCCGCAAAAATCCAGAGCAAATTAAGGGCGTGCTATCCGGTCGGGCAATGGAATATCTTGACGAGGATTTCAACGATTTGGTCATGGAATTGCGCACAGCGTATGACCCGATTGAGCTAGTCGGAAAAGTGGCGATGGCGCTGGGCATGGATGATCTGGCCGGCGGGCTGGTATCGCAATGGCCGCGATTATACGCGCCGACCGTGCAGGATATAGCATTGCTAATCCCGGCGCTGATTGCTGCAATCGGGGGCGATCAACAGGCTCAAGCGAAACCGACGAATCCCGGTGAAGTCGCACCGAAACCATTACCGCAAGTGCCGCCGTTGCTCACGCATCAAGAGGCGCGCGCGATTTTGGTGAGTAATCTCGATCTCGGATTGATGGATATAGATGGCGAGGATGCGGTGCCAGACGCCGATTTAACCGTCGTCGTCAATAATACCTTGGCTACCGGGGTTGAACCGCTGCCATTGCCGATTGAGGCTACGGAATGACGGTCAAATGGCTGGATCGAGGCATAGGATTTTGCCAGCCATATGCACTGTGCCTAACGGTAGCTGATTTCCACTCAGAGTTGCGCAAATTTGGGTTTGAAAATCTCCCGGCATTTAGTCTAACTGGTGCGACAACGCATTTTTTCAAATCGCAGACAGATCAGGAAATTGCGCTAGTATGCGTAAAAGATTTCACGGGCAAAGACCCTATTTATATTGCCGCACTATTGATGCATGAGGCCGTCCATATTTGGCAGTCGTATTGCAAATATATCGGCGAACAATCGCCCGGCGATGAAATAGAGGCGTATGCAATTCAATGGATTGCGCAAGAACTGATGTTCTCGTTTCGCGAACAGACATGCAAGAAAGCCAATAAAAAATGAGAGCGGTAGACATCCAACATCGATGGCGCATGACGGAGGCCGGCAAGGCACTCGGTTCAACGCTGGACGGCTACGGATTCTGCGTTATCGCCACAGACATGGGCGCGCGCGACGGTCGAATCCATTATTTATCGAATGTGGAATTGACCAACATGATCGCGATGCTGAAACAATTTACGTCCGACTGCGAAACGCAACTCAATGCAAAATAGAGTGCAGTTTATGGAGCGGCCAATGCCGCCGATGGGGGGGAAATGTTTCCTGCTGCGCGAGAAAGGCATCTATTGCCTGGAGCGCGGCGAAGGCACGTTGATCGTCGCCGCCGTCACTCATGCGGGCAGTGGGAGCCTACATTTTATTGATGGCGTGCCCGACGAAAATGGGTTTTTCGACGCCACCGAAGATCCGACGGTCGGATATGAATTTTATCGTGCATCACCATGCTGCATGGGAACCTGGATGCTCAATGCGGGGTTTAAACACGGGCTGACAATCCGCAGTGTGGGCGGAACCGCTGAAGTCGCCCCTGTGGCGTCGATTGTATGGCTCCCGTTCAAGCGCAAATAAACGAGGTCATCGGGCGACCATGCCCTGGCAGCCTCATGCGGTCGGCGAGCATAGGATTGCCGGGTTTGCATCGGCTATCGAGACGCAGTGCAGAATTGTATAGCGTGATGATTTGCTCACAGGGCGCATGGGGAAATATCCTATTGACTGACGCAACCGGCAATGACCTGTTTTTCATGCCGTCTGCATTTACCGGCTCATTTGTCCTAAATGCATTTGCAGAGGATGGGCTGATTTTGCGGTTGTTTTCGCGTGACACGTTTGCGCCGCAGGTAACGATTAACTGGCGCGAACCGGATGCGAGGGAAATTTGAAAATAAATATCACGTCGCCGATCATGGGCATGGTGGCGCAATTTTTTGTCGAATCTGGTGTGGTAGTGGCCGACGACGAATTGATCATGCAGATTGAGTGCATGAAAATGCTCTATGACATTCGCGCATCATGCGCTGGCACGGTATCCGTATTTGTGGCGCTCGGTCAACAGATCGCGCAAGATCAGCTATTAGCAATAATCAAAAGTTAAGGACATGACAATGGGTTTATTCAACGGGCCGCCGATTTTAACGACTGCGCAAGTCGTCGCGCTCACCACGGCGCAGATCGCCGCCGCGACGACTGCCGATATTGCAGGGCTTGCGACCGGTCAATTGATCGCATTGACCACCGCGCAGATACCGGCATTCGTGACAGCGACGATTGCGGCAATGCCGACGGCTGACGTAGGGGCGCTGACCACATCACAAATTAACCTGGGATTGACCACCGCGCAAGTCGCCGCACTGACAACCGCGCAGGTTGCCGCATTAACGGCGGCACAGGTGAGTCATGGTTTATCGACCGCGCAGGTGGTGGCGCTTACGACTACACAGATCGCAGCATTGCAACCGGCCAGTTTCGGCTCTGCGACTACCGCGCAGGCATACGCATTGACTACCGCGCAAGCGGCGGCGCTCACCGCATCGCAGCTATCGGCGATCCCAACGGTTCAACCGCACTACGCGCCTGGAGGGCTGTACTAATGGCTATCTACAATAACCCGGCAATCGGCGTTGTTCCGGCGGCAGGATTCCCGTCATTTATCGTGGCCGGCGAAACATGGAGTTCAGGCCCGATTGCAAATGATGGCTACGGCGCGATTGTGGCGGCATTGCTCGCGACGCAGATTGTGACAATCAAGATTCAACGCTACATGGACGCCAATAGCGCGGTTCCGCTGACATCAAATTCGGCTGCGACAACGGCCAACGTGGCCGGGAATTGCGTGCTATCCGACGCATGCCCTGCATTTTATTTCGTGGTGACAGTTGCCAATGCTACGGCCGTAACGGCTGTTACCTCAAATTGGGGTATTGGCATCGGCGGGATGTAATTTTAATCAAAAGGAAAATGGACAATGACACCTGAAGAACAAGCCGCTGCCGACGCAGCAACAGCCTCCGCAAATGCCGATGCCGCTGCTGCAGCACAACGCGCCGCCGCCAAAACCGTATCTCAAGATCAATACGACCGCACTAAGCGTGATTTAGGCGATGCGCGCGCCGATGCCGCCGCCGCTCGATTGACGGCAAAAGAGGCGAAAGCGCAATCCGATGCCGCACTTGCTGCCGCGAAGACCGCGCAGGATGAGGCCGCGGCAAAAATCGCCACAGCGACGGAAACCGCAAACACTCGCGTGAAAACGTACGAGCCGCGCATCATCGAATCGGAATTGAAGATTGCCGCAATGCAGGCTGGATTGAACGACCTCGACCTGCTGGCGCTGGTGAAGCGCGACGGCGTGAAGTTGGGTGAAGACGGAACAGTGACCGGCGTTGCCGAAGCCATTGCCGCATTCAAGGAAAGCAAGCCATCGTATTTTGGCGCTGCCGCCGTTGTCGTCCCACCTACTGCATCCGGCGCTCCCGGCAAACCGGCGCCGGTTGTCAATCCTCCGGGAACCAATTTGCGCGAACTGCCAAAAGCGGAATATGAAGCGCGCAAAAAAGCGTCGATGCTGAAATTGGCAAAGCGTTAAAGTTTCAAAATCCAGTCTGTGGACAACAGGCCGAAACTCTCCCTAGAAATAGGAATTGCGTGAGAGTTGGGACAGGTTCCCCGCACCAGTAAAATGTCTGGGCATGCCGCAATCGAGCGGACGAGCTTGATCGCCAATTTCGGCGAATCGCGTATCAAGCGGGCCAGGCGCCCGGAATCCCGGTGTGACTTCTCACATCTCCGGGTCAACTTTCCCTAAAAATTGGAGCTTTACATGACTATCGCAACGACTGACTTTGCGTGGCTGCCTTCGGCACTCGCAAACGAATTGCAACAAGGTTTTCTGGAACGCGAATTGGAAGAAGGGCTTGATTCCGTTCTTGCTTATCGTTCGTGCGCCGTGCAGGAAACCATCCCCGGCCGCATTGGCGAAACACTGACGCGCACTCGCAAGGGCCGCAAGGCACCGACACGTACCCCATTGCCCGTTTCCACGCTCAACGCATTGGATAACGGCATGACGCCATCGAGTTATTCGATTGAGCAATACAGTTTCACGCTGCAGCCGTATGCCGACACCGTGGACGTCGATATCCTCGGTACCGAGGCAACAATCGCCGATGATTTCATTGCCAACAGCCGCAACAATGGCGTGCAGGCATCGCAATCCCGCGAACTGATCAGCCGGTTCAAACTGTTTTCGGCCTACGTCGGGGCAAATACCCGCGTGCGGTCCGATCTCGGTAGCGACAGCACTACGCTGGTCTACGTTGACGATATCCGTGGATTTCAAAATACATGGGTCAACGGAACGCCAATCGGTGTAAGCGGCACCAATCCGATCACGGTGCAGGAATATGCCGTATCGAGTGCCGGCTACACACAATCGCTGACGATCACCGCAGTTGCGCCGACCGCAACGAATTATTCGACAACCCCTGACGGCGTTTCCGGCTATTTGACGATCTATCCCGCCGCCGCCAATACCCCGGCAAATGGCGATGCGCTGATCGCGTCCTACGCTCCGGCAATCAAGCGCCCTTCCGGGCATGTGTCCGACGCGCAATTGTCGATGCAGGATACTCTCACGCTCGGATTGCTGCAGGATGCGGTCGCCGGCCTGCGCTCGAACGGTGTGCCGGTTATGTCCGATGGCACCTATCACGTCATTCTCGACGATGTATCCCATCGCCAATTGATGGCTGATCAGGATTTCAAGGTCTATTTTGCCAGCCGTCAAGACAGCGAGGTGATCAAGCGGTCGGACGTGTACGTGATGCTCGGCATGACGTTTATTCCGACCACCAACGCCTACGTTCAATTGGGTGGCAGCGCCAATGCAAACGGCTCTACCGGCGCATCGCAAGTCGGCGTTACCGTGCGTCGTCCGATCGTTCTGGGGGCTGAATGCCTGATCGAGGGCAATTTCGAGGGCATGGAAACATACCTCTCCCGCGAAGGCGTCACCCCGATTGCCAACACGATGATGGTTGATAACGTGCTGCAAATCATTCGCCCACCTATCGACCGACTGAATCGGTTCGCATCGCTATCGTGGACCTGGATCGGCGATTACGCAGTTCCGACCGACCTCACGGCCACTCCCTCGATTATCCCTACTGCGTCGTCTGCAGCATGGAAGCGCGCTTGCGTGGTTGCTCATGCCGGCTAATCGGTAATTGTTTGGCAAAGGCCGCTTCAATGCGGTCTTTTTTGAATCCACTCGAAAGGTAAATCATGAAAGCAGTCTCGAAAAATATCAGTGCATCGTTGCGCGGTCAATCGTCTGGCGGCCGTGCTGCACCGGCAATCAAAACCGGCAAGCCCGGTGGCAAATTGTCGATGACCGTTCCCGGTGAAGGTGGCATTGAAGCGGCACCTGGTCCTGTGAATGAGCGCAGCGCCGTGCATTACGCCGATGCAATGAGCAAGCAAACCGGCCGATAACATGGTCAAGGTAATCGGCCAGCGCACCAACACAACGAAGGTGCGCTATTCCACCGCCGGCGAGATGCATGTGCCGGGGTGGGATAAAAATTCAGGATCGGCGCAGGCTTCGCGCCGTGTTGACGAACGCGCCGCCGATGGACAGCGAAAAGTGCCTATCGGGCGCGGCGTTGCAATCAAACAAAAGTAAAGGATAGAACATGCCCTCCGTACCATTGCAAAGTGGCTCGCCCACACTACTACCGAACTTCGATACGCCGTCACAGGTAGCGCCTGGGATCACCACTCTGCTGACGGCGGCGCAGTTCATTTCAGCTAATCCGCGCGCCGTGGCGACCGTCACCGCAACTATCGGTGGCACCATCACCAACGGCGATATTATCCCGATGGTCATTTCGTGCGGCATATTGCCGAATGGCGTGCTGGACTTGGTTTATATCGTCCAAACGTCTGACACTACGGCAACCGTTGCGGAGGAATTCGCATCGCTGGTCAATGGTAACGCTGAAGCGCAAGCGGTCGGCTTGTATGCGACCACCGGCACCACGCCTGCGACGTCGAACGTGGTCACGTTCAATTGGCCTGGTCCTGTTGGCAATCTGGCCGTATTGACTACACCGACCGAAAGCTCGGCCGTCATTACCATGTCGGGAACTCCGGTAACGGGCGATACGCTCAATGTTCTATTCACTGGCGGCACGTTCGTTACTCCGATTTTGGTATCGGCGGCATCGACTGCTGGCAATACCGCAACGCAGCAAGCAACATCGTTGAAAAACGCGATCAATGCGAATACCGTGTTGGCAGCGGCAAGCATCACGGCGACTGGCACCTCTACCGTTGTTGTGGCGATCCCCGCGGCTGAAGAGCCAATTGTATTGAGCGTATTCCCGAACATCGTCAATCCGACATTGGCAACCGTGGCGGCATCGTCAGTGATCGCAGGCGATACAGCGGCGATTACGATCACCAATGCCAACATCGCAGGTGGCGCGCAAACTGTCACATACACGGCTGGCGCACTCGATACAGCGGCAACAATCGCAACCGGGTTGTTCAATCTGATCAATGCCGACGAATTGCTGGTCAATGCCGGGATATCGGCAACGAATGGCACGCCTGACGTTGTTTCCATCGCATGGCCGGCAGCTATCGGCTCGATCACGTTCAGCGAAGCAGTTACCGGCACCGGCAATGAAACGATCACGCTATCGACTGCAGCGACCGAAGTCATGACGTTGAGCACGGCGGCAAGTGAAACTGTCACGCTCGGCAACAGCGGCAAATTTGCCGGCGGCACAGGCCCGGTTATCCCTGGCGCAAATGCGGAATTGACCTTCGGCGGCTCGATCATTCAACTCTGGTATGGACGCCCGCGCATTCTGGATTACACGCTATTGAGTGCGCTGGTGGCGCAAGGGATCAACGTCGTATGAGCAATCATCAAGAGAAGCGCGGGCCTGGCCGACCGCCCGTGATGCATTTGCCGAAAGCGGCTGAAGTCGAAGCGGTGGGGGTCGAACGCGCCTACATGGTGACGAAGGCATTTACTGTTTCATCGCCGATCACGATGACATTCAAGCAGGGCAAGATCATCATCGACAAAACCGTCATTCAACGATTGCTCGATGGCCGCGCGCCTATCGTTGAAGTCGAGGATATGGCGGCGCTGATTACCTGCCCTGATTGCAAGCACGTTTTTACGGTCTAAATCATGGCAATTACGATAGCGCAAAAATCGTCAATCCGGCGCCATCTGGGTTACCCCGTCGCCGGACTAGCGCGCACCGGGCAGGCGGGCGGGACGTTGGCATCCGGTTCAATCGGCTATCGTTGGCTACAAGCCTACGGTTTTCTGGAATACAAGATGAACAATCTGAATCCAGACGAAGAGGCGCGATTGACCGGCAATGCATACGGCGCAATCGCATTCAGCGGGCCGCAGCCGACCCCGGCTGATACGGTGGAGGTGGTTATCAGCGGTGGCGGGTTATTGTCGCCACAAACGCTATCTATCACCGCTGGCCCGCAAGTGCCAGGGCAAGATGGGCGGATAACCGTTGTCAATCTGCTGGCGGCAGCGGGCGGCAGTAATCCGGCATTGCAGACGGCGCAGATTGTTTGCTTGTCACCGTATGGCACTGGTGCGTATTCACAGAACAGCGTGCCATTCCCTGAAATATCGTTTTCTGGCCCGAAGGCATTTACGCTGACGGCAACCGGATCTGGCGCGACCTATCCGCAAATCACGGCCAACGGTATTTTATTGCCGCCATTCGCGACGGTATCGGACGCCATCGGCGCTACGCCGGTTTATGGATACCTGCCCTTGCTTGACGCGCTTGAAGGTGGGTATTTAGGTTCCGCTCAAAACATGGATACCAAGGAAGCAGGGCCGTGGAAGGCGCGCATGAACGAACAGGCGCAACGTATGTCGTTGTACCAGACGTACCGGGCGCAAATGGCCGATTTTCTCGGAACGATGATCAATCCTGACCGCAAGGCGAATCCGAAACGCAGCGGCGCAATGCAATTTTTGTAGGAGTTGAAATGGCAACTAAAGCACCAGTGAGAGCAGCATCTAAGCCTGCGCCAAAAGCGACGCCAAAACTACCGATGCCATCGAAAGATATGGATATCCGCATTCGTCAAATCGAGAACGGATTCGTCGTGACAAAATCCGGCATGACCGGAGCCGGTCCGAAGGCGAAGTACGTGAGCACCGAAGTTTTTACGGCAAAGATGCCAAAGATTTAAATGAACGGTGAGCGCGCGCAAGAACTCATTTATCGTGGGTTCGGCATTGCTGCGTCAAAAATCGGCCTGCCATACGATCAATATAGGCCAACAGCCGCGATCACGCCGATACCGCTTGACCCATCGAACAAGATTGCGACGATTGACGCGCACTTTCGGGTTGACGACAAGGTTACGAAATTTCAAGCGCATGGCAAGCCATTATGGCGCGGATGGTTCGATGGCCGGGTAACGCAGGTATTCGATTATCTGGTCGGTCCTGAAGGCACATTTTTCATTGGCGCGCAACAGGCGCTATTGCCGATTATGGCGGTATGGTGCAACGCGACGGTCAACATTGCGATGGCGACCGCACCGGCTGGTGTAGGCGCGCAACCGTATCAAGGAACAACACAGACGAATACCACGCCATTGATGACTGGCTGGCCTGCATCGGTTCTCTCGCATAGCAAGCGCAGCATTGGCGACGTAAATTTACCGGGCGATGTGCCTAATCCGTGGTGGCAAATTCTCATGCCGTCATTCGGGGGGATTGAAATTGAAACGGCGTATATCATCACCGACGATCAAGGGCGCAGATTCGTGATTTCGAGTGCTGAATTATCGCCGCTTGGATGGCGAATTGTTGCTCAACAAATGCTCACGTAGGGATTTAAGATGGCCGATCTGAGCGACGTAGAGCAAAGCATCGTCAATGAAGTATCGCAAGTCCTATACCCATCCGGCACCGGCAATCCATCAGCGTTGATTGTCGGCGGCATTCACATTGCATGCAGAGTAAGTCGAGGCTGGCCGAACCGTGCGGCGCTTGATTCGGATATGCGGGCGAATATCGCAAACGTGACGATTTTCCCGATGAACATGGAGCGCAACGTCACGCGGTTTAATCGCGAGTGGTACGTGCTTCCATATAGCGATTCGGCAGTGACGTTGACGGTTGACGCAACAGCCGGAACCGTGACATTGGGCGGCACATTGCCGAACCCGTATGCCGTGCAGAATTTCGCGGTAGTTGCAGGCAATCAGGTATTCCCTTACACGTTGCAATCGGCTGACACGTTGACAACGGTTGCAACGGCACTGGCCGGATTGATTGCCGTGAGTTTCCCAGGCACAACGAGCAGTGGGCAGGTCATTACCGTAGTCGGCGCATTGTCATTGACGGCGGCGGTCGGGGTTGTGGCTGGCGTGCTGCGCGAGGTCAAACGGCAAATCCGTTATTTGCGCGTCATTTTGTGGTGTTCAATACCTGCTATGCGTGATGCGCTCGGAATTTTACTTGATCCTGCAATCGCCGCAAATATATGGCTCACGATGCCCGATGGAACCCGCGCGCGGGTAAGGGCCGAACAAGCCCCGGCGCCGCAGGATAATCCGCAAACAGAATTACTTTACCGTCGCGACCTCGTTTATACGGTCGAGTATTCAACGAGCCAAACGCAGGCAGCCGAACAAATTACCGCCATTACCGCAGTTCTCACCGAAACAACATCGAATACGACTATCGCAACAATTGCCGTTTAAGGAAAAAGCATGATCGCTCTCACCGTAGTACGCGAATTCGGGAATTATCCGAAGGGGTCCACCATCACCGATCCGAAAACAGTGGCCGACATTCTCGCTGGCCACAATCAGCGCGACGTCGTGAAATTCACCGCGCCGGATGCGCCGGCAGTGCAAGTGATCGCGCCAATCGCGCAGGGAATAAAGCCGGTCGAACAGCCGCAGGGAATTCAACCCATAGAGGCCGCAGTCGTGGCATCTGACTTCAAAAAAGGAAAGTAAGCCATGACGATCGCTCAATATGGTGCAACAAACACGGCGGCATTGAATGTGCCTGGCGTGCTGGTCCAAATCGTTCCCCCGTCTATTCCGGTCATTGCCGGCGTTCCGACAAATCTGGTCGGATGCGTTGGCTCCGCATCGTGGGGGCCGGTCAATGCGCCGGCTACGCTTGGCGGCAGTCAATTCTCGCAAATGTTCGGGCCGGTCAATGCGCCGGTTACGCTTGGCGGCAGTCAATTCTCGCAAATGTTCGGGCCGGTCATGGCGCGCAAGTATGACCTTGGCACCGCAATCCAGATCATGACGCAGCAAGGCGCGCAGGCGTTCGATGCAGTGCGCGTGACGGATGGTACTGACACTGCAGCAAATACCGTGCTGGCGACCGTAACGGGGGCTTCAGACGCGGCGCCGGGTACGGGCTACAACGGTGCGGATACGGTCAATTTGACCTCGGGCACTGCGATTACTGTAGCGACTACCAAAATGGTGTCGGCGCCGACAGTCAATTCACCTGGCACAGGCGGCGAATATGTCCCTGGCGATACGATCACGCTGGCGGGCGGCACGGAATCCACTAACGCGGTATTGACCGTGGCGACCACGCAGGTTGTGGCGGCAACCGTGAATGGCGCTGGTTCGGGCGGCACGAATGGCACGCAAACCGTAACCGGCACAACCGGCACCGGAGCAAAATTCACTGCGGTTGTGACAATCTCGGGCGGCATCATGACCGCCGTCCAATATATCAGTTTCGCTGGCAGTTACACGGTCAATCCACTGGTGACTGCGGCGCCGGTTACGGGTGCTGGATTATCCGGCTCTCCGACGCTTGCGCTTCAAATGGGTGTCGGCAGCACTACGGTAACGACCGCAGGCTCCTATACCGTCAACGGCACCGCCATGACGCAGGGCAGCACAACATCTGCGACTGGTGTGGGCGCATCGTTCACTGCGACCAATGCGAATTACGGCATTCTGGGCGTAACGCTTACCGCGGCAGGCCTATCCGGTAGCGCGGCAGCGGTTCCGCAATTGACCACTTCCGGCTCGGGTATCGGCGCGACATTCAACCTGACGCTTAGTTCAACGTGCTTGACCGGCACCTCGATCTATACCGGCAGCGGCGGCAACAATCAAACCCTTACCATCGCCGCGGGCAGCAATTCAACGCCTGCGGCTCCAACGTGGCGCGCAATTTCGTCAATGCCGGGATATTCGCCGGAGATATTCGACAACATCGGCGGCACCGGCGCGGCGGTATGGACGAACATTGCCAATGCGATCAACAACGGGCAATCTGGCATTCGCGGGCCGTCGATCTTGCTGGTGGCAAGTGCAGGCAGCGCGGCAACTACGCCGACGGCCGGGACATTCTCGCTTTCAGGCGGCACCGATGGCGCATCGAACGTGACGTCGGCTACCGAGTTGGGGGTTGATGGCACAAGTCGCACTGGCATGTATGCGCTGCGCAATTCAGGGTGCAGCGTTGTCATGCTGGCCGATGCCGACGATTCGGCCAAGTGGGCTACGCAACTTGCCTATGGGCAGTCTGAAGGCAGCTACATGATGCTGGTAGAGCCTTCAGGCACATCCATTGCCGCATCGGTTGCACTGAAACAGGCGGCCGGAATTTACAATTACGACGCGAAAGTCTGTCACGGCGATTGGATTTACTGGTTTGACACTACCAACAATATTCAGCGCCTTGTCAGCCCACAGGCGTTTTTTGCCGGACTGCTAGGTAATCTCAGCCCACAAAATTCGACACTGAATAAGCCGATGGCCGGGATTGTTGCAACGCAAACATCGGCATCGAATCAGACATATTCTCCGGCGCAGCTTGCACAACTCGGCTCTGTCGGCATTGACGTGATCGCAAACCCATGCCCAGGCGGCGCGTATTTTGGCGCGCAATTCGGGCGCAACAGCGCAACCGATCCAACACTGAATGGCGACAACTACACGCGCATGACGAATTTTCTGGCATTGACATTCAATGCGGCGCTGGGTAAATGGGTCGGCACATTGTTCTCGCCAACGCAGGCCAAGGCGTTGAAAGCATCTTGCACAAATTTTGCGCAAACGCTGCTTACCCCTCCGGCGCCGAATCAAGACGGCATGATCGCTGCCTTCGCCGTGCAAATGCCGACGCTTACCGCGCCTGGCGTTGAAACGGTCAGCATGCAATTCCAATACCTGGCCGTCGTTACCAACATCGTCGCGAACATCGAAGGCGGTCAAACGGTCAGCATTGCGTCCATCACTTCAACTCCTATCCCAGCATAAGGAAATAAATCATGAGCGTCTTTCAGTTCAATACGGGCATCGATACGACGCTCACCATCATCACGCAGAATGGACCTCTGTCGATTTCCATTCAAACATCGTTCGACTGCAAGCAAATGGTAACGAGCTTGCGGTCGAAGGGGTTGAACGGCAATAACTATTTTGCCGAGATTCCGATGGGATGGGAAGCCAATTTCAAACTCGACAAAGCGAGTGATTCGGTTGATGCATTCTTTGCGGCGATTGAATCCGACTATTACAACGGCGGCAATATCACCGGCGCGACGGTCAGCCAATTGACCAATAACCCAGACGGCTCAGTGTCGGAATACACGCTAATCGACGGCGCGTTTAAATTCGACAATGCCGGCGAATGGGCGGGCGACAAGAAGGTCGAACAGACATTCTCACTCAAGGCCAATAAACGGCTGAAGGTGCAATAATGGCGAAGGTACAGGTACATACCGAAGCGCCTACGGCTTCGCAAGCAATCATTAAGGCGGCAAACGAGGTCGTTATCATCACCGACGAAAATGGGCGTGAGATCGGTATCAAGCGTCTTGGCGCTGTCGAACGGTTCGAGATGCTGGAATTGATCGGTGGCGGCAATGAGCATGCCATGGGATACGGCGCACTTGCTTTTCATGTCGTTTCCGTTGCTGGCGAGCCTGTGCAAAAGCCGACGAATCGCATTCAGCTCAAGGCGGCGATTCAGCGGCTCGGCGACGAAGGCATGAATGCGGTTGCAGTCGGAATTAACGAGCATTTCAATCCGAACAAAGTCATAGGAACTGACGACATAAAAAAATAGTCGAGGACGCCGATTTAAGTCAGCGGTTATGGCTGGTGAAAAACGGCGTTCCGTTCGATGTTGCCATGTGCCTAGAGGATTATAAGGTTATGGCGTGGGGGATTATTTTCGGCCGACACGATGGCGGAAAATGGTCGTGGTCGAATATGAATTGGGAATCTCCGTCATGATTGATTTTGGCGATTTAGGCGCATTCGCAGAGCATGCATTGCAGATTGCCGAAAACTTAGCCGTCCATCACGCTTTGGATAAAGCCGCAAAGGTGGTGCAGGATGCCGCAAAGGACAAGCTCGGCGAGTATCAGGAAGCGGCAGGGCCGTTCTGGGAGTGGAATGAACTGGAGCCTGCGACCATAGCACAGCATAACCGGCTAGGCGTTGGCGAATCGCCATTGCTTGTCACCGGCGAACTGTATGCCAGCATCGAGCGCAAAGTAGATGGCATGACGGCGCATATCGGGTCCGACAATCCGATTGCCGAATACCAGGAGCTTGGCACAAAGAATATCCCGCCTCGTTCGTTCCTTGGCGGTGCTGCATTCGAGAGCGTTGACGAAGTGGTAAAAATAATCGGAGAAGATATTGCTATTGCGCTGGCCGGAACTAAAGACGGCATCAACATTTTATAGGATGAAATAGTGGCTGACGCATACAGAATTGGCGTATCAATCGCATTGTCCGGGACTGCGGAGATATCGTCCGCACTCGGGCTGATAAGCCGCGATTTTGCCAAAGCGAATGTTGAAGCCAAGGCATTGCAAGAGACATTGCGCAATGTGAAGTTAATCGGCTTTGCTGGTGCGATCACTGCGGGCGGGGTTATCGGACTCGATATGTTCAAAAGCCTTGCGCACGCAGGCGGTGAATACGCGCATCAATTGAACATCGTCAACATGGCGATCAATTCGCACGGCGAGCGACAGGCCGACGTTGCGGCGATGGTTGCGGCGGCATGGAAAAATACCGGCGACGTGATTACCACATCGGCAACTGGTAATCTTAAAACGCTACTGGACATGAATAGCGTTCTGGGCGATACGAAGTTGGCGATCAAGGAATTGCCGATGATAAGTCGTATCCAGGCTGTCATGCAATCATCGTCTGAATCTGGCGTTAATAAAGTTGCGTCTGACAATTTCGCATTTACCATGTCGAAGGCATTGGATATCGTTGGCGCTGCAAAAGATCCGACTGGCGCTGATTTTGAACGGCAGGCAGAAAAGATGTCGCGAGCAATAACGGCAACGCAAGGACGCATGACTCCTGCTATGTATCAATCTATATTTGCTTATGCGCGGCAGGCGAAGTTTTCAATGGACGATGAATTCAAATATGAGATTTTACCGACGCTCGGGCTTGAATACGCACAAGGAACAGGCGGTGCTGGCGGTGGATCACGCGGCGTTGGTCCTGGCCTGGCAGCTCTAAATAGACTTACCGTTCAAGGATATACAAATAAGTTGGCTATTCCTGACTTAGAAAAATTAGGCTTGATACCATCTGGCATGGCGCATAAAACAAAAAAAGAAAGGGATACTGAACTTTATGAAACAAATGTAGGAGGTAAAATAACCATCCATTCAAAGCCATTGGCAACAACAACAACATCGACGATGGTTCCTGCATGGAAAGGATTTGACGGTAAAAATCCATTTAGATCAGTTCAAGACTCATTATTGCCGGCAATCAATAAGCTATATGGCGGAGTTGCGAACGACGAACAAATCACAAAAATAATTCAATCTATTGGCCGTGGCAATCAAATGGCCGCACAAGATTTGCTTGAATTTGCGCTAAAGGCGCAGAATTTTTACCGCCTACAAAAAATTATCCATCAAGACACAATGGGTAGCCAAGAGGCTTATACGAGGGCGATGCAGAATGATCCAAAATTCGCATACATGGCTCTCGGGAAACAATGGGAAAATCTTAAAACCGCATTTGGTATCGCGGTTATCCCGATCATTATCCCGGCTATTTCCGGTTTGACCGATGCGTTAAACTCATTCGCAAAGTGGGCTATAGGGAATCCCGAAACTGTTAAGGGAATCATGGCCGCAGTGGGCGCATTGACTGCGCTTGCGCTTGTTGCGGGGCCGCTATTGCTTCTCAGGGCGGCATTTATGCTATTTGCACCAGCCATATCCATTATGGCGCCGATTGCAGCAGGATTGACTGGTATAGGCGGCGGACTTGGCGCGATAACCGGCGTTGCAGGCATTGGCGCACTTGGGGCAACACTCGGAACTATAGCTGCAGGGTTCGGTATTTTAACTGGCGTCACTACGGCGCTGGCGTGGGCAATAGGCGCGCTTGATAAAGATACCGATCCGTTAAATCACCCTGGCATGCATCGCGTTCGTCGTCATGGGCAACCCGATTCATGGGAAAAAGACGAATCGCTGTCGCAAGAACATGCTGGAATGCATTTTCAGCGGTATGGGCGCGGTGGTAGCTGGATGCCTGATATGGCGAAATCACCTACTGCGCCCAATCCTACCGGAACCAATCCACACGCTGGACAGCATTTTGTTGGGCGTGGGTCAACTGGTAAATGGACGCCTGATTTTCCGCAATTAGCCATTCCAAAAGCGCCGATATCGACACCCGCACCTGGCAGTCAAACATTCTCCGCACCGCCGAAAAAGGACATAAACATAACCGCAAACCTGAACGTAGACGGCAAGAAAATGACCTCGATCATGTTCAAGCACGCAGCCGATGGCATGAACGGGCCGACTTCGACATTGGGTGCATTCGATGCAAATCAGAGCTTCTTTAGCCCTGCCATGCCTGGCGCTTCGCTGTACTGATTATGTCTACATCAACGGTTAGCAATCCAAGTGGACAAGACGTATTCCTGACGATAGGCGACGTCACGTTTGCTGATTTCGAGATACCGCAAGAGATAAATTCCGGCACCGATCAATTGCTTGCGATTCATAAGCAAATCGGCGGGCAGCGGTTCATTGATGCTATGGGCGTTGATCCGCGTCCGATCACATGGTCGGGGCGGTTCCGTGGTGCTGACGCGACGACTCGGGCGAATCTGCTAGATCAAATGGTACAGCAAGGGTTGCCGGTTGAACTGACGTGGTATTCGTATAGTCGCACGGTGCTGGTCAAATCGTTCGATATGAAGTTCATGCAGTTCTACGAAGTGCCGTACACGATCACCGTTGAAATTTTGAGCAATAACGATGTGAGCGCACCGGCATCGCCTAATACCGCAAGCGATGCGATAAATGGGCAAGTTGCAGACGCGCAAGATCAGACGACCGCTCTTAATGTGCCAAGCATCACCGCTGCAATGTCGCCTATTTCATCGCTGGCATTGAATGCTGGCGGGTTGGCGAACGTGCTGACGAATACCGCTACATCGGCGATCAGCGCAGCCTATTCGGCATCTGGATCGGTTTTCGCCGGGGCAATCTCCGCCATTGATGTAGGCTTAGCGACAACCGGATTGCCGGTCCATGTCGCCATTGGAAACATCGGGACCGCACCGAATTATTCGACGGCATTTTCAGCGATGCGATTGCAAAATACGCTGACGAATCTGCAAACCAACATCAACGGAGATTGACGTGGCCGCACCGATCACAATCCAGGTAAATGGCGGCAATCTGTTTGCGATCGCTCTCGCGCAATACGGCGATGCGACACAATGGAATCAACTTGCGCAGGCGAATTGGCAGCAAGTGCGCGGGCCGAATGGCTTGATCGACTATCAATTGCAGTCAGGCGCAGGGGTGTTGACGGTTCCGTCGTTACCGGCAAACTCGATATCAGGGGGCGTGGTTGTCGCTCCTTAACGCACCGCAAGCGCGGCTCCCGCGTCCATCGGTGGTATTGAACGGCGTGACGGTTCCGTGCATGGAATTGTCCGTGACGAACACCGCGCACATGTCGTCTGACACGTTCTCGGTCGAGTTGTCCTATTTCGCGGTATTGAGCAAGGCACCGCAGTTCGATAAAAACTGGTGGTCAACCGTCACGAATATCCCGATCAGCATCGGGGTCGGCTATGTGAATGACGGCGTTGAACAGGCGTGGGCAATCTTTCCGACGCAGCTATTGGCTGGTGCTGTCGATCTGGTCGATTTCGATTGGCGCAAAAAGACGATCACGATCACCGGGCGGGATGGCACAAGCGCATTCATCGACCATAAAGTTGAGGTTGATTCAGGCGCATTCACGAATTTAACATCATCGCAAATTATTGCGCAATTGGCGGTAGGGCGCGGGTTCACGGTGAATCAGATAACCAGTACGTCAACGCTCGCCGGGACGTATTTCGGCAGCAGCAATGCCATGATGATGCAGGACCGCACCGAGTGGGATGTGATGACGTTTCTAGCCCAACAAGAGGGCTTTATCGTCGCCATGATCGGCAACGGTATTTACTTCGGGCCGGCGGCCAGCGGCGCGGCATGGCCGGTTAAATTTACCGATGAAACAGCGACAAGCATATCAAGCGCAAACGTCGTAACGCTGAAGACTCGGCACAATCTCACGCTCGCGCGCGGGGTTGAAGTTACGGTGCAGACGTTCTCGCAAAACGACGGGGTGACGCATTCGAGTTCGGCAACGGGTACGCCAAAAGGAATGAAAATTTCCGGTAATCCGGCGCAATTCGTTTTGAGCGTGCCGAACGGAACCCCGGCGATGGTGCTATCCGAAGTGAATAAGCGGCTTGCGCAGTTCGTTTCGCACGAGCGGCCGATTGAGATTGAATGCCCGGGCGATGAGACATTGACCATCTTGCAGCCGATTCAATTAACCGGAACCGGCACGGCATACGACACGAGTTACCCGATTGATTCAATCACGCGCACCATGAATTTAGAGGATGGGTTCAGAATGAATGTGTGCGCAAAAGTTGGAACACCGCAGACGGTGACAATATCATGATGGACGCATTTTCCAATATGATACGCAAGCATGCGGCAATGGCGAATGTCGGGCGCGCAGCATGTCGCGTCGGGATTGTGAAAAATTACAATCCAGGGCCGCCATATCCTACCGTCAAGGTTGCGCTGCAGCCGGACAACACATTAACCGGATATCTCCCGATCACCGCGCAATGGGTCGGCAATGGATGGGGCATGTTTGGTGCTCCGAATATCGGCGATTGCTGCGAAGTGCAATTCCAAGAGGATGGCGCTGGCGGCGGGTTCGTTGTCGGGCGATTTTGGAATGTGAATGCGCAAGGCATACCGGTTCCGTCCGGGGAGTTCTGGTGCGTACATGAATCAGGTGCATATTTTAAATTGACGAATGACGGGAAGTTATCTCTTAATGATGCAGCAGGATCTACCATCATTATGAATGGCGATGGCACAGGGACAATCAGCTTTGTAAATGGGCTAACTGTGAATGCCGAAACGACATTAAATGGCAGTCTGGACGTTTCCGATAATGTGACCGTGAATAACGGTGCAAGCGGCACATTTACATCGCTTGATGGATTTACCATCACAGTGCAGGACGGTATTACAACTAATATTTATTAAGGCCAATAATGTCGATTGCACAAGGTTCAGAAAGCGCAAATTTACAGTATTTCACATCGCTTACTAAGCGAGTAAATGCCGCCGGATCGTGCGCATCTCTGACGCAAATTAAAACGCAGGCTGTCAGCTCCGTGAATGGCACTATTTCAGCAATAACAAGTGAATTATCGCAAGTCCAGCAGCAGGCGACAAACCTTTATAATGACATTGCAAATCTTACTGGTTTATATGCCACGATGTCGGCATCGCAAGCATCAATGACGGCAATTGGAACTGTCGGTGCGACGGCTTCGGCGGTATCTGATTTAGGTAGCGCCATTGCATATATAAAAGCACAGGGGCTGGCAATGGTATCGCTTGGGTCAACCAATGCGGCAACATTTGTGCAGCAGGCATTACAGCTTGCGACGGCGCTAATAAAAACAGAATATGACTATAATTTATTGGTCAAAAAAATCAGCACGCTTGAAGCGCAATTAGCCGCTTTGCCTGCTGCGTTAGCTTCACTGGAAGCAACTATAACAACGGCATCACATAGATTCCCAAGGTGTTCGCTATGAGCGATGTAGGCCAATACTTCGGCAGCGATCTTCAGCTATCCGCAACCGGCGATCTGCTTGTCGTCACAGGGATTGTCGAGAGCGAACAAAGAGTATTGCGCCGACTCATGACGAATACGAACGATTATCTTGCAGAGCCGACATATGGCGGCGGTTTGCCGGGAGATATCGGCAGCACAACAAGCGCCACGGCAGTATCCCGTAAAGTGGTATCGCAAATGCGGCTTGAGCCATCGGTTGCAGCAAGTCCTGTTCCGCAAGTGCAAGTCACGCAGTTACCCGGCCAAGCCATGTACGTTTCGGCACAGTACGCGACGCAAAATCAACCTGTAATTCTCAATTTCACGGTCGCCCCATGACAGTATTGCAAACGCAAGATTTTAATACGGTTGAAACGAATGTCGTCACGGCGATCCAAGCCAATTCAACGCAACCGCTGACGTTCGGTGTCGGGTCCGTGCTGCTTGCCATCGCGCAGGCAATCTCGTTTATGATGCTTTGGCTTCAAGGCATGATCTTGCAAGTGCAAGGGCTTACGCGGGCGGCTACGAGCGTCGGGCCTGATCTTGATAGTTGGATGGCTGACTTCGATTTCCAGCGTCTTGGCGCTGTGATTGCGACCGGGAGCGTGACATTTACGAGCATCACCTATACCGCGCAACGTGTGATTTATGCGGGGGCTTCGGTTTCAACCGGCGCCGGAACGAGTTTTACCGTTGCCATCAATACCGCCAATGCGCTTTGGAGTCCATCGTACACCGGCTATGTGATTCCCGGCGGCACGGCGACTGCCACGCTACCAGTTGCGGCGGTAGTTGCGGGTGCAAGCGGGAATGTCCTGGCCGGGAGCATCACGGTTATCACCACGCCGATACCGGGTGTCGATACCGTGACGAATGGCTCTGAATTTACGAATGGGCAAAATGCCGAATCAGACGCGGCCTACGATGCGCGGTTTCAGCTTTACATCACGAATTTATCAGGCGGCACCGATGGCGCGATCGTTGCGGCAGTCAAGGCGATTCAAACCGGGCTTTACGTGGTGCTAGTCGAAAACATGGTCTATCCAAGTACGCCGACGTTGGGCGCTTTCTTTGTGGTGGTCGACGATGGTTCCGGTGCCCCATCCGCTTCGTTGCTCACCGCGGCAGCGGCGGCAATCAGCGCGGCCAGGCCAACGTGCAGTATCTTCAGTGTGCAATCCCCAACCATCCTTGATGTAACAGTGGTCGGCACAATCACCAGTGCGACCGGCTATGTGCATTCTACCGTCACTGCCGCCGTCGCTGCGGCGCTGGAGCAATTCATCAACACTTTGCCGAATGGCGCAACGCTGGAATATACAGCATGCTTCCCGATCATGTACGCGGTCCCAGGCGTAGCAAATGTCTCATTGTCTGCATTCACGCTCAATGGCAGTAACGTCGATATTGTTCCAGCAACGTACAACGTGATTAAATGCAATGGGATTCCGACAATATCATGAGTACCGGCGACCAGTCGGACATGGTCAACCGTCTGAAACGGTTGATTCCGAACGGATGGTTTCAAGAACCGACGCCAATACTTGACGCGGTATTGAATGGCGCAGCATGGGCGCTATCGTTCGGGTATAGCTTGATCTCTTACACCTATATCCAGACGCGAATAAGGACTGCAACCGATTATTTCCTTGACCTTGCATCGCAGGATTATTTTGGCGCGAATTTGCAGAGGCATGCCGGGGAGCCTGACGAAAATTTCAGAAAGCGGATTCTTGCTTTATTGCTCGCGCAACGGACGACGCGCGGCGGGTTATGCTCGACACTATTCAAATTGACGGGGCGTAAGCCTAAGATATTTGAGCCGCTTCGCGTGGCCGATAGCGGGGCGTATGACACTGGATATGCATGTTACGACGTCGCCGGCGCCTATACAGAATTATCAGGATATTCCCCATATCAGGCGTTGATTGTGGCGTATCGCGGCAATGGCATGAGTGATGCGGATATTCAGAATTGGACGAATATGGCGAAGCCTGCGGCAACCGTCATGTGGCTCGATATCCTTAACAACAGCGTGGCGTTCAGTTCGCCGCTTAATTCACAATTTATAGGGGCTATCTCATGCTTTTGACGGTGCAAGATGGAAATGGGAATCCACAAGTAATCATCCCGAACGCGCAAGCAGGGCTGTTTACCGATTATTCCGGCACGATCACGACGGGCGGCACGGCGCAACAACTTCTACCGGCGAGCATGAATCGCTCAGGCTGGTTCATCCAGAATCAGCACGCGACCGAGGCACTCCTCGTCTATGACCTTGGCGTGCCTGCAAGTTGGGCGCTTGGTAGCGGGGCGGTATCGGTAGCGCCTGGCGCGACATATCCGAATGCGATACAGGCAAGCGGGGTATCGGTTGCGGCAATCTGGATTTACGCGGCAAGTTCGGCGCATCCATTTTCTTGCCGGAGTTGGTAGATGAGCGACCGCGTAATTACCCAGGTTGGGGCAGTAGTCCGCAGTCAAGACCTGCTGTACACCAACAAAGATGCAACAGTCGGCCTCGGCATGGCGCTGCTTGCCTTGCTTGGTAGTGGCACATATGCGGATGGCCTTGCTTGTACACCGGTTGGCGGCAATATGCAGGCGCAAATCGGCGCGGGTTCGCTGTACCAACTTGCCGCAGTCGATAGCACGGCATACGGCGTATTGCCTCCCGATTCCAGTCAGATTGTGCAGCAGGGTATCTTGTTCGGTGAGACTCCGCTTACTTTCACGGCGCCCGGCACGGTCGGATATTCGCAAGACTTTCTAATCGAGGCGCAATTCCAGCAAGTGGACAGCAATCCGCAAGCACTGAATTATTACAACGCAGCAAACCCGACAATGCCATTGCCCGGCATCGCAACAAACACGAATCGCGGCGGCGTGGTGGCCTTGCAAATCAAGGCTGGTGCAGCGGCAACGACCGGCACGCAAACGCCGCCTACCGTAGATTCTGGATGGATTCCGCTATGGGTTGTGGCTATCGCTTATGGGCAAACTGTCATCGTTAGCGGGAATATCACGCTCGCGTCTGGTGCGCCGTTTATTCAAGCGAAACTCGGCGGATTGTTCTCTGTTTATGCGGGCAATCCGAACGGGAATGTCGCAGGAACTGCGGGCGCGGCAGGTTCGGTGATGGCTTCAATGGTCTGGGATACCACCGAAAGCACATTGTGGTTTTGCACATCGACCGGCAATGCGGCGGCGGCGGTCTGGGCGCGCAATTCGTTGATGCAGGTCTACGCAGGGAACCCGAACGGGTATGTCGCGGGCAATCAAGGGGCATCAGGCGGGGCGAGCCCGTCAATGGTTTTCGATTCAACCGAAAAAATCATATGGGTATGCATTACGACCGGCAATGCGGCGGGCGCGGTATGGTCGGCGGTCTATCAGCCCAACGGAATTGTATGGTGCGGAACATCAACAGGCAGCGCCAATGCGCAAGTGTTAACGCCTGTTCCTGTAATTGCGGCGTATTCGACAGGGTTAGCTTATTCATTCGTCGCCGGATACACGAATACCGGCGCAACGACGATTGCCATTAGCGGACTTGGCGCAAAGAACATTTTCAAGGATGGGCCGACTGGACCTATCGCATTGACCGGCGGCGAAATTATCGCGGGGAACATTCTCACGATTCGCTATGACGGCACACAATTTCAACTCACGGCCACCGAGTTAGGCACTGCATCCCTAGCCAATGCATCATCGAATACCGGTACCGTGGCGGCTGTCAGCGGGGCGACTGTAGCCAATAATCTTGCTGAATTTTCGGACACGGCAGGCACGATCAAAGAAGGCCCGGCAGTGTCGTCGGCATCCGGTGTTGTCGCCGCTGTTAGTGGTTCTGGCTCAATCACAGTAAGCAATTTTGCTTCATTCAACGATATAACCGGAACGCTAGTCGATAGCGGCGTCAACGCCGCTACTGCGAATTTCAATTCAGCACTTTATCAACTCGGATATTTACTCTAAGGAATTGCGATGGCAACCGCACCAAATTATGCAAGTACACCGACCGTAGGCGCAGCGGTATTGACGTCGATCAACGGCGGCACACGTGCGGCGCCTACAGCGGGCGCAACGATCTTTACCCCCGGCGCAAGTGGCGGTGAAATCGAGCGCATCGTGATTGCTCCCAACGCGACAACGATAGCCGGAACGCTCTTGATCTATCGGGTCATATCGGCAGTCTATTACCTGTATGCCGAGATTCAGTTGGCCGTGCAGACGGTTGCTGCCGGCACCGCTTCGACAATTCAGACGCTTGAGGCCGTCGATAATCCGAACCTGTTTCCTATCGCCATGCCAACAGGGTCAACGCTCTACGGGGTGCTAAGCGTTGCGCAAACGGGTGTGGTCGTTCAAGTTGAAGGCGGGAGCTACTAATGCAACGCGGAACATTCGGGTTTCCCTACCCTACAGGGACAAATACACTTGTTGCAGCTACGCTCAATAACGGCATAACGGTGTCGCAAACAGTCGGCGCGGGGTTCTTAGGTATTTTCGGGTCAGGACGATACCAAGTATTCGCAACTAGCGGCACCTTTACTGTACCGGCGTGGGTTACGGCGGCAGGAGTAAGGGTGCGCGTGGTCGGGGCGGGCGGTTCGGGGCTTGCAGCATTAGCGTGCGGCGGCGGCGGCGGCGGCGGCTTTGCGTTAGGGGTCTTCCCCTTGAGCGCAGGAACCGTTGTCACAGTTACGGTTCCCGGTCAAACTGCACGTGGGGCGTCCGGTGGTACGGCGTCTTTCGGGAGTTATCTATCTGCGACTGGCGGCTCAGTTAGCACGACAAGCGCAGGTGGCGCTGGGGGCGCTGGTGCTGGCGGGAGTTTCCACGCAACAGGTGGCACTGGCGGAGGAGGTGGGGCACTTGGCGGCGGCGGCGGCGCTGGTTCGCAACTAGGTAATGGCGGCAATGGAACTGGCAGTGTAAGTGGCAATGGCGGCGGCGGCGGCGTCGGCGGTGGTGCCGGCGGCAGCGGCGGCGGGTCGGCATTCGGTCTATCTTGGCCGGGGGCTGGCCCAGACATAACTGGAGTACAGGCCGTCACTACCGGCGGCACGGACAATGCGATAAACGCAAGCTTGCGATTCCCTTTTGACAGTTTCACGGGCGGCGGCGGCGGTATATCCTCCATCGGCGTGGGACAAGCAGGCGGCAATGGCGGCGGCGGCGGCGCTGGTTCAGCTGGAAGTGGGCCTGGAGGCAATGGCGGCGGCGGCGGCGGCAGCGGGGCAACAGGGTATGCTGCCGCAGCTGGAGGTATCGGCGGCGGCGGCGGCGGGGCTATCACGGGTAGCACTACAGGCGGCGGCAATGGTGGGCCAGGTATCGTAATTGTGGAGTTTTAAATGACAACATACGCACGTAATGTAAATAATCAGGCCGTCGATGTGGTCACGGTTGACCCTACGACTATTTTTCACGCCGATGTAGCCGCACAATTCATCGTTGTTCCGAATGGAACAGAGAACGGCGCAACATTCGCAAATGGCGTGTGGACAAATCCCGTTCCGGTTGTGCCGGTTGTGCCGCCAGTCGTATTGCCCGACCTCACGGCGATGCAGGTCTATGACGCGTTCACCGTGGTTGAAGAGGTCGCAATCGACGCATCAACCGATCCCATCGTCATGGTCTTTGCAAAGCGATTGGCGCGCGCATTTACAAGCGGAACGATGGTGCAGCAAGGCATGCTGTCAGAGGGTTTGACATACCTTTCGGTAACAAATCAGCAACCCGCAACTACACCGGCATCGACGTACATTCTGCCTGCTCGGATACCGGCGATATTGCAGGGGGTTCCGCAATGAGGAAGATAGGCATTTTACTGGCGTTTATTTGTGCGGCAGCGCAGGGTAACGATAGCCGCATCACCGGGCCAGCACTAGTAACAGGGGCGATCAAAAGTAATGGCTCTGGCACATTTGGGCAGGCGGCATATTCCGATCTCTCTAGTGGTGCGCCGACAGCAACAACGTCAACATTAGGGCTTGTCAAGCCAGATGGCACAGTCATTACAGATACGGCCGGCGTGATCACCGTACCCAAGGCAACGAGCGCGGCGCTTGGCGTTGTCCAGGTTGACGGCACTACAATTTCGATCAACGGGTCAGGCGTTATTTCGTTTATCGGCGGCGCGGCAACCAGCGCCACGACGGCGACGAATCTTGCCGCAGTAATAACATACTAGCGATCTTTACCGCTGCGCCAACAATGGAAGTTTGACCGGATAAGAAAGCGAACATGTCAGTTACCGACACGCATGAAGAGAAGGAAACATTGTCGATTGATGTTGAGATTGGCGCTCACGCCAAAAGGAAGGCGACGGCATTATTTGAGCGCACGAGAAAAGAGTACATGGATAAGGTGGGTCATCGGTGCTGGATATGTGGAGCCGATGAAAAGGAGGCCGGCGAACCGCTTCAACTGCATCACAGGGTATTGGAGCGTTGTTTTGCAGAGGAAGAAATTGATTGGGATGCCGTAAAAGCCGATGTTCCAAATTTCCCATGGGACTCATTCGATGGCTCTGATCCATATATATTCGTTGATAATTGCCATTACAATGGAGTGGTACTTTGTCGCCGCCACCATACAGAGCGCGATTCTGGTACGCACATGATGCCATTTAACCTATGGGTTATGCAGCGCTACCTAAAAAATGGGGTGAGATTTTCACCAACAGAAGTGATTGAACATCATCTGACATGAGAGTAAAATAACAAAAGCCGCTCGTTGCGCAAACACCGAGCGGCTTTCTAACCACCATCCGCTTACAAGGAGCAAACAATGGCTGTCAGTGATTCTACGCCAATCGGCGCACGTTTTGAAAAATTATCCGTTATCAGCGGACCCACTAAAAATAAATACGGTATTGCACAGGTGCATTGTCGATGCGAGTGTGGCGCCGAGAAAACAGTCAATTGTGCTGATTTGCGAGATGGAAAAATAAAATCGTGCGGGTGTTGGCGTAAGGATATTGGGAAACGCAGTATTGCTCAGTCTCTTATAGATGGAAAGTATCGCGGCATCACAGCCAATGATCAACAGGTAAATAATAAACAAAGCAGTCATTTTTTTGAGTTTTTTGGCGAAATTATGACTGTCAGCCAATGGGCTGCGCGAACAGGTATAGCAGTCAACACTTTATATTCTCGAATAAAAAACGGATGGTCTGAAGATCGAGTGCTTACGCCAGTTAAACGGTAACTAAAAATATTCACAAATCATCCCGCTACGGCGGGTTTTTATTGCATACCGCGACTATTCAAACGAGACTCCCACATGACGCCAGCAGAAGACCGCCGCAAGACCTACCAGCAATCCGAAGTAATCGCATAAATAGCCGCTATAATCAGCAAAAAATAATCCACAAAAATCAGGATAGAAAATGCCAGAACCAATAGAAATTGCATTTGCGCGGCTCGATGAGCGGTTTCAGTCTTTTGAAAAGGCGTTCGGTCAAATGGTTGACGATCAGAGAAGTTTAACGCTATCGTATCAAAAGCTAGTCGAAAGCAATCAGCGCATTTCCCTGCTTGAGCAAGACTCCATGACGGAGAAAAAGAGCCTCGAAATGTTGTGGACCAAGTTCGATGCTCACATCGCGCAACAAAGCGGGTTCATCGGCAGCACCCTGTTTGAATTGCTGAAGATGCTTGCCATGCTCGGCATTGGATGGACTACTGGACATTGGGCGCATTTATGACGCGATCAACAGCGGCGCAACTCGGGAGCGCCAATATAGCGGCATTCCTCGATATGATCGCCGTATCTGAAATTGGGGCGGCGCTGCTTGCCGTATCCGACGATGGCTATAACGTGCTGGTCGGAAGCACTGCGGGGCATCCGATACTTTTTACTGATTATTCCGTGCCGCCAAACGTCTTAAATCGGCAGTGCAACAGTACGGCGGCCGGCCGGTATCAGATCCTCCATAAATACGCCGTCGCCTACATCGAAGTTTTGCACCTTCCAGACTTCGGCCCTGAAAGCCAGGATAGGATAGCCGTGCAGCTACTCCATGAGTGCGGCGCGATTACTGACATCAACGCTGGCAATCTTGCATCGGCAATCCAAAAGTGCAGCAGTCGGTGGGCATCGCTCCCTGGCAACAACTACCAGCAGCATGAGAATACGCTGGCGATGCTGCAGGCCGCTTACACAACAGCAGGGGGTTCTTTAGCATGAAATTCAATCTAGCACTCAATCCGCCGAAACTGACACAACCATTGCCGGTATGCGGCGGCACCTATCCGATATTCAAAATTGACTACACGGCACAGTTGCCGGCATCGGTCGATCTAAGCACATTGGACTATGTGCCGATCTCAAATCAATTTACCGTCGGAATGTGTACAGCGGAAGACCTGACCGAGAACATCGAAGCATACCTCGGCATGGAAGCGCAAGCGACGCCTGGCACCGATGGCCCTGACTTCTCTGTACAGTCGGCATTTTTCAATTATTACAATTCGCGCACAATCCTGTTTGGGGCGCCTCCAACGACAGATACCGGCAGCACGACCGAGGCGGCATTGCTGGCGGCCGGATATTTCGGCTCATGCCCTGAATCGCTATGGCCTAGCACCGATGCAACGCTGACCGAAGCCGTGCCGCCTACTGCCGCATACACGGCGGCGCTGAATACCACGATTACCGGGTTTGAGAAAATTTTGACAAGTTGTTACTATCCTGTGCCGCCGGCCAAATATCCGATGACGTTCATCTCGTGGCAAACTTACGAGGTGCAACAATTCTGGTTGATGTACGCGCTCGCCAAAGGTTATGCGGTCAACGCTGATTTCCTTGTCGGCGAACAGATTGAAACCATGAAGGCCGGCCAGATTTATTATCCGATGGGAAGTTCGCAAAATCCAGGTAGCCAGATCGGCGGCCACAGTGTGCGAATCGTCGGATACGAAACTGTCACCGACCCGATCACTGGCAACGCAACGCCCTGCTTCAAGATTCAAAATTCATGGGGCGCCGCGTGGGGTGAGCAAGGGTTCTTTTGGGCTTCAATTGCCATTATCAGCGATTGCACGGCTGCATTTGTCGTCACGCAAGTAACGAACAACGGCGTAGTGATCAACGGTCCACTTGGCCCTGACTTGACCACACATCTATCGCCGCCGACAAGCGCAAGCACGGTTGACCAAGCCGTGCAATACGTGTTTGTCGATAATTTCGGCCGTATGCCGAATCCAGGCGGTCAAACACTTTTCGCCAACGCTGTGATTGCCGCCGTGAAAGCGCAAATCGTATCGAGTGCTGGCGCTGGCGACTTGGCATTCATGGCCGCGCCGGGGTGGGCGCCATCAACCGCCTACACGCCGCCGACCGAAGTATCAACGCTCGCGCAGGTAGTGACTTGGGTGTTTCAAACCTACTTCGGGCGCATCCCTGCGGCACCTGGTCTATCCATTTTCGTCGCATGGATGAATAGCTGGCTACAGACGTCGATTGTGGCCGGCGCCGGCGCGAAGGATTTGGCCTATATGCAAGATCACGCAGTCGGGGTATTGGCATGAATCCGATACTCATTGCCAAACTCGCCGCGGCGCTGCTCATGCTCGTCGCATGGATGCTGCTCGAATACTTCCCACCAAAAGCAGCGGACGGGGGCGCAGAGATCAAAACGCTGCTCAAAATGGCCCTCACCGGCCTGTCTGTCAATATGTTAGGGAGTCCACAGTGAAAACCATTTTCCTGGCGTCGGCAATATGGATGCTCACCGGCTGCGCAAACATGACTCCTGGCGAACAAGCTACGCTTGACGACCTGGGCGCGATCGCTGAAGGCGCGGCAATCGTCGGGGCTATCGTGCTGGATGCCGATGAACCGCCATTGCGAACCGATGAACACCGAAATTGGTGTGAATCGCATGTGGACCGCGAGCATTGCGGCGATCAATTTGAAGTACATCACAAATAGGAGCAACACTTGAAACGCACACTAATTTATGTACTATTGGCCTGCGCCGCGCTGACCGGCTGCGGTACGGTAGCCAATACTGCTATAGCCGGGTACGAGTCAAACATCGCAACGAATCAGATTGCCGCCGGTCAGAATGTCCTGAACGCCAAGGTTTTCGCGCTCTGCATGACACCGTGGTATGACATCGTACAATCGCCGGTCCAGTATCAGCAGGGCATTGAAAAGATGTGTGTCAAGTCAAGCGCGACAACGAATGCCATGACGATGATTCAGGGGGCGCAGATTAAGACGCCGAACTTGGGCGGTTCGGCGCCGACCACCACCACGGGCGTAGGAGCGGTAAATTTGCCAATTCCAGCCATTTCCGGCGCCGCCGCAGCAAGCATTATTCCGAACGTCTTGCCTGCGTCGGCAAAATGATACCTGAAGCCGAAAAAGTATGGCAACTTGGGCTATTCGCCACCCAAGCCTACGACGCTAAATCGGTTTCATTCACCGATTACTATTCGTCCGACACCTTCAATCTCGGCCTTGGAATTACTGAATGGGGCCGTCCTATCGTCGCTTGTGCCGGCAGTAACGACGCACGGGATTTCATTGACGACGTCACGGCGATACCATTCTACATGCCTGAGCTAGGCGTTACGATGCACTTCGGCTTTACAGAAGGATATCAGGATGCGTGGGCATGGCTTAAGCCGAAAATACCGCAAGGCGCGGCATTCGTCGGCCACTCGCTCGGATCTCCCCATGCATCATTGATGGCAGTCATGGCGGCCAAAGCAGGCTTGCCGGTGGACATGCTTGTGATGCTCGAAACGCCCCGTCCAGGATATCAAGGCTACGCCGATCTGGTCAATTCGATAATCAAAACGATCTACAGCTTCAGCAACGCGCGCGACCCTGTGGTCGACGTGCCGCTGCATATTCTGCTTTGGCGGCACATTCGAGAAACCATGATCGAACTGAATAATCAGGCGCCAGGGATTGACCCGTTCGACGACCACATGCTTGCTGCGGTCATGCCGGGATTGATGAAGTGGCGCGATACGCAATTGGGGAAAATATGATGATGTTCCTCAACTTCTGGATTCAGTTCTGGACCGGCAAGATAGACTATCGGCAGAAACGGAAAGATGCGCCGGATTGATTATTCAATGCCATCCAGATCAAGCGCGAATTTACCGGGAAACCATGATAACGGCGTTTTGCACTCACGTATCACTTTATTGAGCGCCTCAAACGCATCGACCAGATCGGCCGGAACGTCGCCATCTTCCGGTAGATCATCGCTAAAATGTTCGCTTTCATCTATTTCCCGTGCGAACGTCGGCTCGCACAAAATCAAGCGCAAGTCTGCCGGGGTGACTTCCTCATCATGGCAAAAATCAATCACGTCATTGGTATCCCGAAAATACCTATCTAGCGCGTAGGAATAGATCATGCTCACACCATCCCACGGCCTGCGCTCCATGGCGGCGAACTTGGCAAGCTCCTTCGCTCTGCGGCATGCATGGCAATAGCTGCGTTGCTCAACTAGCTCGCCGCACTCGCAAGTCCGATGCGTGCTGCCATCGTATCGTGCCATGCGTTCATCATCGCCCCAGAATCGGCCATTGCTTGCCACCCACCCGGTCACCGTCTTAATGCTTGCGGCATCAGGCGATGTCTCAAGAATAATTTTAGCTTCAGTTTTCATTTCCCATTCCTCCCGCCATCGCCAACGCTGGCACCTACAGACCAAGGGAAACCGCCGCCGCCGTATCCTGCGCCGCCGGTCAATGCGGTAGCACCTGCACCGCCGCCGCCGCTCGTGAACACGCGTGTTTCAATGCTGCCAGCCAATACAACACTATCGGCTTTGGCATTTTCGGTATCTGGCTCGGTTGCGGCAAGTGCTCTTTGCATGTTTTCCAGTGTTGAACTTGGGCCATCATCTTTTACAACATTCAGCCTGTACGCCGATTCGGTGTATGCGATGCAATCACGCAGCATCTTTACCTGCGCTTCGAGTCGATGAATTTCAGCCTCACATTCACCGTGCAATGGTGCATCTGGTTGTTCGTCAAAGCTCATGATTTATTCTCCAAAATGACAGCCTGAATGTGCCATACGATGGCGCCGCAAATTGCACCGACGTCGGATTGGCGATACATCTTAGCATTCTTTTGCTGGATCGCGATGAACCCTTTTGCCGCAAGAAATTCCGACGATACTGTCGGTCCGTTCAGGATGGCATTGATGCGCCCGAGGTTGATTAAGACGGGCGGCGCTTCATCGGTTTGCTTCATCGGTTTGCGCAGGCGTACAGGTTTAGCGAGCGCATCGCATGCATAGCATCTGCCGCGCCATTCGCCATCAATACCGTGTACATCGCCAGTGCCATCGCAGTATTCACAGGTGACTTTCTGCGAATCAGGAATAAGCGAAGTCTCATATTGAGACGGATGATCGGCTTCGCGTTGTAGTGCGGCTGTACGTTCCGCTACAGCGCGCCGATGTTCTTCAACTTTGGCCGCTGCCGCATTGTGCGCGTCGATACGGGCCTGGGCTTCGGCAATCTCTGCGCGCTCAATCACCATTTTCTTTTCAATTTCGGCATATTCCGCACGGACCGCCGCTTGTTGGCGCTCAATGTCAAGGTCGTTAATACGCCGTCGCTCATCCTCAATAGCCTGCAACCTGGCCGCTTCAGCGCGTTCGGCAGCAAGTTCAGCCTCTTGCGCTACTCGCTCTGCCTGCCATGCGGCAGCAGCTTTGTCCGCCGCTTCCTTGGCGGCGATCTGGTTGGCAATGCGCTGCGCTTCCAGTTCCTTGCGCATAAATGCAATCTCCTCTGCCTGCGCCTTCACGCGCGCCTCTTCATCTGCTTTATCCTGCGCGTCTTTGGCTGCTTTGGCTGCTTTGGCGGTCGCCTTGACTTCCTCTTCCTTTTGAGTCTGCGCCCGCAATGCATCGGCTTTTTCTGCTTCCGCTTTAGTGTGATCATCAATGCGCGACTTGACTAATAAAATCAGGTCGGCATTTTCTTTCATGACAATGACACCGGTATCGGCGAACAGGAAAGCATGGTCTTTTACTTGTTCGTGCAAGCACTTGAGATTGATGTCTATCTTGTCGGCAATGGCATTCGATTCGATCTTGACGCGGGCCAGCTCGGTATCGACGGCATTGCGAACCGATGCGATCGTCCGCAAGCTCTTGATGACGCCGCCGAAGTCAGCCGCTACGACCGGCATATAAGGCTTGCCGAGGCGCATATTCAGCGCCGCGATATGGTCGGCGAACTTCAATTTCCCTTCGGTGACGATTTCGACGCGAATTGATTCCTTACGAGCCTTGACGACTTTTTCAAGGGCAAGCCGTGTTACTCTGGCCGTGTCAGTGTACAGCTTCACCGTGCGGCGCATATCGTCAATGCTTGATGTTTGGGTCAGCGCATTGGCTTCAGCGGCTTCCAGTGCGTCCTGGGCCTTCTGCAACGTCTTGCAAGCTGCATCGGCATCGGCAAAGCCTTGATCATCGTTTGGCTTCTGATTAATGCCTTTGATAAACTCGTTAAGCATGACTCCGAAACGGTCAAGATTGGAAATTAGGCTGATTGAGCCGTTGACCTGAATCGACAGCGCAGGTAGGTCTTTAGTTGGTGTCGCGACGACGGGCGCGATAACTTCGACTGGGGTATATTCGGCAAGGTCTTTTTCAAATTGCTCCCAACCGGCAATAATCTCGGCGCGCAAAAATCCGTTTGAATTATACCAACAATGGCGCTCTTCAACCAATTCATCGCCAGACCATTTTGACGCCATGAATAGGACGCGATCAGCACCCGACACAAGGCATTGCTGCTCCATCTGGATTCGATACATGAGTGGAAGATCAGCTCCATCAAATCCATCTACCATCAAAGTGTGCAGTTCATCATTCAGGCTCTTGTGTTCAAACGCCGTCGAATCATCCATCGTCAAGCCGTCGAACGATGCCGAAAACTTTCCGTTCGACCCGGTAACAGGGTATAGGTCGTCGCCGATTAATTTTTCGGCAAGCGGGCGGGCAGACGCCTCGAATCGGTGCCCATCATTGAATAGAGATTGTGTTGCGTCATCGATTTCAGCCGATATTCCGGTATGCATTTCGTGCATCAACCGCGTGCGCGTCTTGTAAATCGACTCGCCCATCATGGCCGGCGCATCGCTAGCGTTAAAATGGTTTGCGCGGTATGCCAGCCATTCCGGCGATCCCTGAATTAGTTCGTGCGTAATCATCGAATTTTCCCTTTTTGTTATTCTGGAACGTAACCGCCGTCAAGGCCGGCATCGAAATTCGCGGTCGATTCCTTCGGCTGCTCCATGACTTCCGCAATCACTTTTTTCCACGAAAGAATTTCCGTGCGCTGCGATTCACTGAAAGTGGCGCGAGTGCCAAGCATCGCCAGCAACGACTCAGCGGTTTTCTTTCCGTCTTCGACGGTCTTGCGCCATTTCAGTTTATTCTCGGAAAAAGCGTCTTCTGTGCATTCTGGAATTTCCGGCCTTGCTTCCGGATTTGGCGTGATATTGACCTCTGCCGCTTCGTATGTCTTGCCCTCCATTTCGTCGGCAGTCGGTGCGCTTCCAGTCATTTCCGGGAAAGCCGTGCGCAGAGCTTGTGCCTGGGCGCATTTGCCAAGCTGCCCGCGCGGACGTTTCTTCCACATGGCATTAGGCGATTCGCTATCCTTCCCTGCGGTCGCGTAATTCTCGATCCAGTATTCGACAGCCGAAAACTTGCCGATCGCGCCGTTTGGCAATAGCCGATCCACCACGACACGCGCCCATTCTGGGGCTTTGAATTTTTTACCGTCCAATTCAAACTCAACTACAGGGCCGAACTCTGGTTCACTGATTCCGGCAAGCGCATTGCTGCGCGCCGCCTGTGTGCGGTACAGTCCGACGCCAGGCATAATTACATCGCGCATCTGCCTCGCATTTTTATCCCACATGGGGACGATATGGACCGGTTTTTGCATCGGGTCGAGATTCGCCGCCTTGCAATACCCGATTACCATCTTGATGCTCTTGAGTGCCGCGCCAGGGTAAAGGCTGGACTGCAAAACATCTACCAATTCGTTCTCTGTCATCGCAGTGAGCGATGTACTTCCACTGATTGCCACTACTTCGTTTGCCATGTGATCCCCCAATAAAAAAGCCGATCAATTTAGATTGCGCATTCCATCCGGGAAGATTGACTCTACTGTGAAGTGTCGTCTGGAACACGCAAACTAAATAAATCGGCTGCTTGTCAATCTTCCCGGATTGCAAATTAATAATAGCACAGATTTATTTCTCTGTGCTGGTATTTCGCTTAAAACGGCAAATCAGTATCATCATACTTGACTGCTGGCGGCGGTTGAATCGGCGTAGGTTCGGCTTCCGATGCTTCCCAGGTCAACTCCGCATGAGCGCTGCCGTAGCCTCCATCCAGAATGCATGTATTCACCTTCAGCCCGATATGCGCGGCATGCGCAAGAATTACCGCCTCAATGTCTTGATGATCGTAAGTCACTTTCATTTCAACCTCCTTAAATTATTTCAACATCCATCGAACCGCAACCACTACCGAAGCGACCCGGCCGAATTTCAACGCGCGCTTGCGGCGGTACATTCTGACGAATAGCTCGATCACGATGGATAAGCATCTTCAGCAGTAGCGAACCAGCCGCGACCTTCAACGCGAATAAACTTCGATTCGCTCACCTTTTCGCGAGCATTCATCCATGCGGATTTAGTGCGGACAGTTACTCCATTCTGCACTGCGAATTCATCATCTCAGACGTATTGACCGCCCCGCTCTTCAACGAGAACCAGCCTGTTTTCAGTATTGGTAATAAGTGCAAATTGCATGTTATTTCTCCTTAATAATAATCTCGATGCCGCTCCACAGGTATTGCACAAGCTGTCGCGCCTCGTCGTCGGTCAGCCCCTTGATCGTCACGAAGCTGCTGTCTGGCCGCTCAATGACAATGCCTGTTTCGCCATCCTCATCTGATAGATAGCCGATCTCGCACAGTTCTCCGGATAGCTTCAGCATGACGATTCCGTAAGTTCTGACCTCGTTTTATCTTTCGCTTCGCGTTTCGCAATTCGGTCTAAATATCGCTGCTTGGCAGGATCGCCACCGATTCGCCCCATGATTTCCAAGTGCCGATCTTTTCTCTGATTTGCTGTCATACCAAGACCTTGCATCGCAACCTCATGGATTTGCTGGGTACGCCTGGTATATGTGCGTGAATCAAAACAAATGCGCAAAATATGATCTAGCGTTTCGCGTAGGTCGTTCATTTTTCCACCATCTGGCAGCAAGGCCATACCATTTGATTTGCGTCATGGATAAGGCCAGCCTCACGCAACCTGACCGCCTTGCGGTGCGCCAAAGCCTTCGCCGCTTGCATATCATCCGTGCGCTGATCGTCAAGCGTCTGCACGATGGCGTAGGTTGCGCAGACAATTAGAGCGCCGATGATTGACCATAGGATTGTGCGGATCATGATTTCCCGGCCTCGATCATAGCATCAGCAAACGCGTACGCCTGCGATGCGATAGTAGTTTCAGTGACCGCGCCGCCGTCTGTTCTCGCAACAGAAGCGCGATGGTCGAAGCACACTGCTATCAGGCTTTGCATTGCTTTCGCAGCCAGATAGTTGCGCATTGTCATGCCGTCTTCTGTCATCGCATTATGCTGATACACGGTCGGGAAGGCATGGCCGCCATTTTTTAAATCGCTCATGCTGGCACCCCCATCAAAGCCGCCAACGCCTCGCCAAGCGCACCGAGTATGCCGATCACCAGTATCAGCAACACGGCTGCTACGGCTGGCTCATGGTATAAAAATTCTGCAAATGTGGCTGGCTCATGGGATAAAAATTCTGCAAATGTGCGGCGCGTTTTCATTGCTCTTCACTCCCTTCGTCATCATTCAAATATCCGCCTGGACCGCTGCAATTTTCCGGCCCTGGGCATACACCACCCATTTCGCCATCACTAGCGCACTGGCAGCGGCTAGAGCGTTTGCGCGGGCGTGGCTCATCGTAGAAGTCTGTCGGATCGTCGCTAGATTCATAGATCATGAATATCTCCATAAAATTCAGTGCCGGACTCTCCCGGTTTGTCACGGTGCTGCTACACGCATATCCCATCGCTTGCCGCGCGGCTTGATGGCTTGGCCTTCCTGCGCTCCTGGATCACCGTTTCCGATCCGCTCTTCTATACTGCAATTCTTGCCGGCAGATTCTATGCTGCCACACCATGAACTCGTCGAACCGCATTACGAGCCGCAAATACCGGTTTGCATGCCATACGCGTACTGCTTGGTCTATGGTCATTTTCAGCCCCTATTCTTCAATCAAATTTCCGGCTGCATCGACTTTATACCAAATATCTGCCTTGACGTTTTCGCCGACAGTCCCGACCACGATACGCATTCTGTCTGCTGATCTATCGTGCCATGCGAGCGCAAACGCGCCGTTTTCTCCAGTGCGAGCGCGACCGTTCAATCCGGCTATCATTGCAACCGTTTTTTCTCCCTTTGCCTCGGCGCTGCTGTAATTGCCCGACGAGGCGGCGCGGCTGGAATAGCCCGACGAGGCGGCGCTGCTGTAATCGCCCGACGAGGCGGCGCGGCTGTAATTGCCCGACGAGGCGGCGCTGCTGCAATTGCCCGACGAAGCGGCGCGGCTGGAATAGCCCGACGAGGCGGCGCTGCTGGAATCGCCCGACGAGGCGGCGCTGCTGCAATTGCCCGACGAAGCGGCGCGGCTGGAATCGCCCGACGAAGCGGCGCGGCTGGAATAGCCCGACGAGGCGGCGCTGCTGGAATCGCCCGACGAGGCGGCGCTGCTGTAATCGCCCGACGAGGCGGCGCGGCTGGAATCGCCCGACGAGGCGGCGCGGCTGGAATCGCCCGACGAAGCGGCGCGGCTGGAATCGCCCGACGAGGCGGCGCTGCTGCAATTGCCCGACGAAGCGGCGCGGCTGGAATCGCCCGACGAGGCGGCGCTGCTGGAATCGCCCGACGAGGCGGCGCTGCTGTAATTGCCCGACGAGGCGGCGCTGCTGTAATTGCCCGACGAAGCGGCGCGGCTGGAATCGCCCGACGCCTTATCTGCTTCCAGGGCTTTATTCCACGTCCATTCAAATTGCGCCGATACGATCATCGGAATAGTTAAAGCACCTCTAATTGTGATCGACTTTCCCACACGTTTGCTGTTTTCTTTTTTCTCGCCACTTGCGCCGCGCAATTCGACTTGATGCACTGGCGATCCGAGTGGGTAATAGCCCCACACATCCATCGGAGCCTCGCAAGCATGGAAACCTGATTCACACAATTTAACATCGCCATCATGGGTATATGTTTCGCCTTCCTGAAACTGGAATCCACAGCATTTCATATCTGCACCGAACGCCTTGTAAGCAATCAGAGGAGCAGATTCAATCTGTGCGCATGCCGCCGACTTCGTTTCTTCAGTCATTTTATTGTCCAATCAAAATAATAATTGTTGCGATAGTTCCGCCGACGCATGCTGCAAGCCCAAATAAAAATAACATCGGCATTGCTGCATCTATTACATCGTCTATAGTCATTTTCGGCTCCCGTTTGCGATTCAGTGAGCTATTAAAACATACTCAGTTTTATCGTGTCAAGCATTATTTTTATAAACTTTACTATAAATTTAATTTGCATAAATTATTGTTTGCTGATAAAATTTTTTGAAATTGGAGGTGTAAAAATGAAATTCAAACAGTTGGAAGCTAAATACGGGGATGACGCGCAAATCGCCGTCGCACTTGAGCGATCTCCGTCATGTATAGCGAAATGGCGTGCTAACGCAAAAAAGGGAATCGCTATTCCGAGGCCTGCGCAATTGGCTATTCAGGCTATTTCAAATAATGCACTGAAGGCTGACAAGCCGAAGAAGGGGAGGCCATGAGTGAACGCGAAGAACTTGCATATGGAGAGTGGAAAGAAAAAGCGGCGAACTGGCGAGCCAATAGTACGATTTGCGCATGGAACGCTCGCGCCGCAATCCACCGCCAGCAGGATGCCGAGATCATGGCGGTGATTGCTTGGGCTGATAAAGCAATTGACGCATCTGATTGCGTGATGCAAGACCGGAATTATCGCGCAGAGGCTTTCGACAAAATCAGGGAAATTATGAAGGGGCGGGAAGTATGAAAACAGCAGCAGGTACACTTGCCGCTCCGCTGCCCTACTTTGGAGGAAAGAGCGGCGCATGCTCGCTGGTGTGGTCGCTACTCGGAAATCCTGCGAATTATGTAGAACCATTTTGCGGAAGCGCGGCCATGTTGCTCGGTCGGACAGACGAACCAGGCATAGAAACAATCAACGATTTTGACGGCTTCGTTGCGAATTTCTGGCGAGCTATCGCGCATGATCCGAATTCGGTTGCGTTTCATTCGGATTGGCCGGTTAACGAAACAGATTTGTTCTCGCGCCATTCATGGCTCGTTCGGCAATCGAAGGATTTAACCGAAAAGCTCGACGCGAACCCGGAATTCTACGATGTGAAAATAGCCGGCTGGTGGTGTCATGGCGCCTGCTGCTGGATTGGTCATGGCTGGTGTCTGGGTAAAGGCCCGTGGGTACATGATGGCGAAAAGATCGTCAACCGCCGCCAACTCCCGCACCTGAGTGCCGGGCAGGGCATAAATCGCCAACTCCCGCACCTTGGCGATGCTGGCAAGGGCGACCGTGGGCAGTTTATTGCCGATTGGTTTAATCTCCTGTATGAGCGTATGCGCGACGTTCGCGTAACTTGCGGAGACTGGACGCGAGTACTCAAGGATTCGGTAACGACGCGACACTGGCTTACGGGCGTGTTCCTTGACCCTCCATATGACAAAGGCGCGATGGACTACGGCGCAGGCGGCATGGGACTTGGCATATCGTCGAAAGTGCGCGAGTGGTGCGCGGAGAATGGCGATAACCCGCTTTTGAGGATTGTTTTGTGCGGTCATGCCGCCGAACATGATGCGCTCCTATCACTCGGTTGGACAGAGCATAAATGGGCGGCACGCAAGGGCTATGCATTGACCGATGAAGCGGTCGCAAATTCGGCCAGTGAAACGGTGTGGGCTAGTCCGTATTGCATACCGCAAGTGAAGATGCAGAATGATCTATTTTCGGAGGAAGCATGAGTGACGTAGAAAGAATCCCAAAGGTTCGGGCGCTGAAGCATGAATTATTCAATGACCACTACCAAAATTCAAAGCGCTACCCGATTCAAAAGGCCCAGATTATCGTTGCCGACATTCCCTATAATCTGTCTACCAATGCTTTCGCCAGCTCCCCGGAATGGTATCTCGGAGGCGACAATAAAAACGGCGAAAGCAAATTAGCTAACACAGAATTTTTTGACACGGACAAAGATTTTCGTATTCCCGAATTCCTGCACTTCGCCTCAAAGATGCTTATACCAGAACCGAAAGAAACCGGCAAAGCGCCGTGCATGATCGTATTCTGCGCGTTCGATCAGCAATTCCAATTGATCGAAGAGGCAAAAAAGCACGGATTGAATCGCTACATAAATCTAGTATTCGTTAAAAATTCATCGGCCCAGGTGCTGAAGGCGAATATGCGCGTGGTCGGCAACTGCGAATACGGACTTATTCTCTACCGCGATAAACTCCCAAAATTCAACAATCACGGCAAGATGATTTTTAACGCGATGCCGTGGGAATACGATAACCCTAGAACAGAAAAGATTCATCCGACAGAAAAGCCGGTCAAACTGATAGGCCGGTTAATTTCACTTTTTACCGACCCCGGCGAAGTGGTAATAGACCCATGCGCCGGCAGCGCGTCCACAATTATCGCAGCGATGCGCGCCGGACGTTCGGCCTACGGATTCGAGATTAAAAAGGACTTTTTCAAATTAGCGAGTGCGCGAATCGAAAACGAATTGATGCAGGGCGATATGTTCCGCAATGCTCCGAGAAACAAGCATGAGCAATCCTTGCTATCGCTGGCGGCCACATGAGCGAAAAAATAATCTACAAGCGTGAAAAATATCCGACGCGCACAATTGCGTTGCGTACACGAGATATCGTTGATCGTGCAATAGCCATGCTCAACTCGATTCCGATAGACCCTGACAAGCCGATTGAGTTAATTGTGAGGGAACAGGTCAAGGCACGCAAGCCAGATCAAAATGCGCTTATGTGGAGGGGGCCATTAAAGGATATTGCAGAGCAGGCATACGTCGTCGGTCGGAGTTACAGTGCGGAGGTATGGCACGAACATTTTAAAAGGCAATATCTGCCGGAAGTGTATGATGATTTATTGTGCAAATCCGAGTCCTACAGAAAGTGGGATATCACGCCAGGCGGCGAGCGCGTGCTGGTCGGGAGTACGACCGAACTGACGATTCACGGCTTTGCGCTGTACCTGACTGCGATCGAGGCCGACGGCGCAAATATGGGAGTTATGTTTCATGCGAACCCCCGCGATACGGCGCCAGAGTGGCTACGTTGAAACCGAAGCCTGTGCGCTGGACCGAATCTACGAAAAAATACGAGAGGTTTTAATGAAACTAACACCAACAAAATTTTACGCAGCATATCCCGATGGACTCTTACTTTCGGAGGGAGATGAATTCACTTTTGATGGCAGAAAGTTTGTTGTCCATGAGAGGAGGCCAGGATATACTAGCCATGGTCCACGCGAGTATCAGGTATCAGATAAAGAACTTGGATTCGGAATATTTCCGCACAAAGGAATAAAAAATAAACAAGAAGCAATCAGACTCGCATGTGATATATGGAAAAGGCGACCGCCAGAACGGATTGCGATGGCTTTAAAAAAAGCGCAAAAATCCCGCGATAAATTGGCCGTTTTACTTCCATGATAATTCAATAATTTCCACCGGAGGGAAAATGACAATTGACGAACATTACGCTGAATTGTGTCACATAGGCTGGACTAGCACGCGCGAGGTATTCGACTATGCGTATAAAGCAGGCCTTGCGGATGCTGCGGCTATCTGTGCAGGCGTGAATAATTTCGACAATCCGATGACGGCGAATGACTGCGTTGATGCGATTCGTGCGTTGGGGGAGGCAAAATGACGCCGACACTATCCCCCTTCACGATCATGCTAAATGCCAGGTCGATATGCTCAAGCGAATTCGATAAGTCGCCAAACTGGTATTTGGCTACATGGATGTTCGCGGTTGGGCATACGACCGCCGTCAAGATTTGCCGTGATGCCGGCATTGACCCGGATGCTTTTACGATTACAAGGAAAATATGAAACACGTCTATAGTCGGCGGCGCTCGCTCACCGATGAGCAGATACGCGCTGCGCTGGTTGGGGCTACGGCTTATTCGGCGCGGGTGCGGACGTGACTACCTATGGCAGCGTGTGCAGTGGGATTGAAGCGGCCACTGTCGCATGGCATCCAATTGGGTGGTCGCCGGCATGGTTTGCCGAAATAGAGAAATTTCCGTCTTCGGTGCTTGCGCATCATTATCCAGCAGTGGCGAATCTTGGCGATATGACCAAGATCGCGGCTATGGTGCGCGCTGGAATAGTTGCTGCGCCCGATGTTCTGGTCGGCGGCACACCATGCTTTACTGCTGGGCACATGGTTTTGTGCTCAGCCGGATACAAGTCCATCGAATCGGTAGTGGTAGATGATCTGGTTGTGACGCATATAGGGCGGTTACAGCGTGTTTTGCGTGTCGGCAGCAAGCTCGCCAAGGTAGGAAAATTGACCGGAGTGGGAATGGCATCGGGCATCGTCACCACGCCAGATCATCCGTTCCTTTCCGTTGACTTCCGTATGCAGAGTACAAAGCGCAACGGGGCGTACGCCAAGATTGAACAGTGCGGCGCGCCGGAGTGGGTCGAGGCGCAACAACTGATAGGAAAGAATTGGTGCGCACTGACGCATTACGAGATTCCTGGTCATGATCCTGTATCGGCAAAGTTCGATGCAGAAACTGCAATGTACCTTGCTGGAATGTATTTGGGCGACGGTTATATTCGCAAATGGGGCGGCAAAAACAAGAAATCCGTCGTGTTCTGTCTAAATAAATCAAAAGTCGAAAAGTTCAAAGTTGCCGCGCCAGGCATTGGCGCATTCACGAAAGAAAGCCGCGGCTCGATCAAGGTCATCGTCTGCGACACCGCATTCGCCGAATGGCTGATGGATCAGTTTGGCGAACTGTCCCACTGCAAGCGCATTCCGGCATGGGTGGCGGGGTCTGAGTTCGGCGCTGAACTGCTGCGCGGATACCTAGACACTGATGGCGGCATGACGCCCAATGGCTTCGTCGCCAATTCCGTCAGCCACGCTCTCGCACTTGGCATTGTTGACCTCGCCAATTGCAATGGATATTCGGCGGGTCTGACGTTCATGAAAACGCAGGATACCTGTGTCATTGAAGGTCGAACCGTGAATCAGCGCGATTACTGGTCAGTCAAGGCAGTACACGCCGATGTGTCGCGCAAGAGTCGCGTGCGCCATGGTTATTTGCTGCGGCGCGCTCAGTCATATACACCCGTCGGCATCGATACCGTTTACAACATTGAAGTCGAAGGCGATAATTCATATGTCCTCAACGGCGCCGTCGTCCACAACTGTCAAGCCTTCAGCATTGCCGGTCTGCGTGCATCTATGGACGATGCCCGTGGTCAATTAACTCTTTCATTTGTGGACTTAGCCAATGCAATCGACGCAGTTCGACATGTTCGCGGAGAACCTGAATCCATCATCGTCTGGGAAAATGTCCCCGGAGTGCTCAGTACAAAAGATAACGCCTTCGGCTGCTTTCTGGGAGCGCTTGCCGGCGAGGATAGCCCGCTCGTCGCGCCAGGGGGAAGGTGGTCGAACGCTGGTTGTGTGTATGGACCGCAGCGGAATATTGCATGGCGAACCCTTGATGCCCAATATTTCGGAGTGGCCCAACGACGCCGCCGTGTGTTCGTTGTCGCAAGTGCTCGAGACGGGTTCGATCCCGCAGCGGTACTTTTTGAGTTCGACGGCGTGCGCCGGGATATTGCGCCGCGCCGCGAATCGCGGCAAGAAATTACCGGCACTCTTGGAGCACGCGCTTCAAGCGGCGGCGGCTTCGGTACCGACTTTGAATGCGCGGGAGGAATCCAGCCCGTTGCATTCGGCGGCAATAACCAATCAGGAAGCATCGACGTAGCCACGGCACGCAACGCCTGCGCCAGCGCCAGCGGTCGGATGGACTTCGAGACGGAAACGTTCCTTGTTCAGGATGGATACTCGACAAGCGGCGCTGGCTATTGGCGAGAAGGTATCGGCGCATTGCGCGGCCGATCGCAAGATAGCCATGAGAACGTGGCGCTATCCGTCGCCCTACGCGGCCGCGAAGGCGGCGCAACCGCTGAACTCGGCGATGAGGTCGCGACCTGCCTACGCGCCAGTGGTGGTGGTGGTGACAAGGCGCATGTGTTTGCGCCGATAGCCTTCGACAGCCGCCAGGATACGGTAAGCAGCACTGAGGTATTCGGTGCGCTCGGATCGAGTAGTCCGCAGGCGCAGGCGGTCTGCATCACCGGCGACATCACGCACACGCTCAAGGCAGATGGCTTCGACGCCAGCGAGGATGGGACTGGACGGGGGCAGCCGATTGTGGCGACTCGATACGCAGTGAGAAGGCTTACCGTGCCGGAATGTGAATCTTTGCAGGGGTTCCCGCGAGGGTATCTAGGCCACGTCCTGTATCGCGGCAAACCGCCGGCTGATTGCCCGATGTACAAGGCGATGGGCAATAGCTTCGCCGTTCCGGTGGTTAGATGGATCGGAGAAAGAATACAAAGTATGGTAGAAAATATCGTATAATACTTATATCCACACAATATAAGGCAACTATGAAAAGGAAATTTTCGAAGCATATTTTTTGGAGCGAAGAAGAAGAATTGCTTTTATCTCATATTTATCCTGCCGGAATGCCGTGGGATGAAATGCTAGTAAAACTAGTCGGTCGCCATCGTAGGCAGATACAAGGAAAAGCCAGTTTATTGGGATTAAAAAGACCGACAGTTCAAAAAATGAGCGATGACGAAAGATTAAAAAGAAAACGCGAAGGGATGCAGAATTTACGTGATCGTGATCCAGAAATGGCCAGAAGAAAACGTAATGAATTTCACTCAAATAACCGTGAAATGCAAACGGCGAAAATGCGTAAATACGCATATCGCCGATTCTTTTGGTCTAAGGCCATGAAATTACGCGGAAATGATCGCGCCACAACGCAGCAAATTGCTTCGCTATGGAGAAAGCAAAGGGGGTTGTGCGCCATCACTGGAAGGCGTCTTGATAGGGGTGCGCAATTGGATCACAAGTTGCCAAAAGCACGCAATGGTGGAGATGGAATAGAAAATATGCAATGGGTGTGCGAAGATGCGAATATAGCAAAACGCCATATGACTGATGCTGAATTTGTTGTTCTTTGCGCTGATGTTATGCACTGGATTGGATCAAGAATACAATTGATTGAGGATGCCATCAAGTGATCCGATCACCTCTCCGCGCAAAGAAGACCGCTGACACATTAACGGCGAAGGTGCGCAAGCCGAAATTATCGAAGTGCAAAATATGCCGTAAGCCATTTGAAAAGCGGAGCATGGCGCATAAAGCCTGCAAGCCAGAATGCGCTGCCGAGGTAGCAAAACGCGACAGGGAGCGCAAGGAACGCGCCGCCGCTAAACTGGACAGGGCCGATACTGCGAAGCGCAAGGAAGCCCTGAAAACCCGTGCCGACTGGATAGCCGAAGTGCAGGTAGCGGTAAATGCCTATGTACGCGCACGGGACATTGCTGCAGGTCATGGTTGCATTGATTGCGGAAAGCCGTTTGAACCAAGTCGTCCAGGTGGATCGATCGATGCTGGTCACTACCTTTCACGCGGCAGTGCTCCACATTTGCGCTTTGATGCTGATCGCAATATATTCGCCCAGCGTAAAAATTGTAATCGACCAGGCGGCGCGACACGGGAAGCATTCAGGGCTGGCGTAGAGGCTAGGATAGGGCTTGCCGCTCTCGAAGCGCTGGAGCGTGACCAGATGGTGCAAAAATGGACAATCGACGACCTGAAGCGATTGAAGGCCGAATACAAGCGAAAATTGAAGGAACTCCAAAATGTATGAAAAGTATTGAAAAATACTTGCTGGAAATATGATAATGATGAACAATGTCAGGGAAGTAATATAAATCGGATGTGATAGTCCATAACGAAGCAAGGGATCATGAATCTTTCAGCCAACATCATTTTCGCGCCAATTAAGTTTGGACACCTTTCAAGGCAGCTTTGCTCGCCCTTGCTTCGGGTGGCTATCACCGCGTTCATGGTGTTGGCTAAAGGGTTTGCATGAACCAACTCGCAACAATATCCGCAACACAATCTATGACCAGCCGCGAGATAGCGGACTTGGTCGAATCCCGGCATGATAGCGTAAAGCGTTCAATCGAACGTCTCATGCATATTGGCGTAATTGCAAGTACACCGCCGGTGGACTTCAAAAACGCCAAGGGCGTGAACTGGATTGCCGGCGAATGGGGTAAGTACCAGATTGCCGACCGCAGTGAAGGAGATTTGTTTTGACTTGCAAGCGCATCGGCAATGCCATTGTCTGCGGACATTTTGAACCGGATCGAAAAATACGCGATCAATCAGGCGCACAGTTCACGTTTGAGGATAACCCGCGTTTTGGACCGTTTATTACGAATACCGACGGCAGCATAAAAGATAAGCAGCCTGGGACGCGCGCGTCGTTCTGGACCGTCTATCAATGGTGGTTAGAGCAAGGAAAAGCAATCGACGATGATGGTTTTTGCATGTGGACTGCGCCGCCGGTTAAAAAGCTTGTTTGGCTTGGAGGCCGGAATTATGCCGAAGAGGGGAGCGATCTTACAGTTAAATATGGGCGCGAAAAATGACCATTTTACCCAAAATTCCCACCGGCAATACGGCTGCTCAGTCTAGCAATGGTGCGCTGGATGCTGGCGCTGGTCGGTGCGTTTGGCAACATAGGCACCAAAATCTTTTGGCCGCGCAGATAGGTAAAGTGCATGCCAAGGTGCTGAAGCAATACCACGCCCATATCTTGTGTCGGTCGTTGGTTGAAATGCTTAAGGGGTCTAACCAATGAAAATAGCATTCGGCGATCAGTACAAACACCCTTTATGGCAGAAGCGAAGACTTGAGATTATGGAGTCAAACGGGTTTGAATGTGAAAAGTGCAATTCGGCAGACAAAACACTGAACGTACACCATAAGCAGTATTTCAAAGGGAGGATGCTTTGGGAATATTCGGATGATGAGTTGTCATGTCTTTGTGAGGACTGCCATAAATCCGAGCATGATGTTTTAAATGGAATTAAGGAATTACTGACTCACGTAAGTGCAGATCAAGCGTATGGGTTATTAGCTGGATTTTTCGGGAGATATACATCATTACCCGCTAAAAAAATTGAAGAAGTAATGAGTATTGCGCCATTTGCTTTTGCATCTGGATTTGCAATTAGCCTAAGCCAATGTGATATGGATGAATTTTATAAAATAGGCGAATTTTCTACCCGTAATAACCAGATGACCAGAGACATTCTGGAAAATAATGTACGTCTTTTTGGCCGCTGTGAATGAACTTTTACCCCCATCACATCGGCGACTACATGACGGCTACAGCTCACCTTTCTTGGCTTGAAGATGCTGCTTATCGCCGCCTAATGGATTTGTATTATGTGCGGGAAAAGTACCTACCTGCGGACCGTGCGCAGGTCGCCAGATTGGTCCGAGCGACATCGAAAGATGAGCGAAAAGCCGTCGATGTAGTGCTCGATGAATTTTTTATTTTAGTTGGCGCTGGATGGTCGCATAAAAGGTGTGATTTAGAAATTATCAAAGCGGCAGAAGCGGCAGAGCGCGCCCGCGTGAATGGAAAGAAGGGCGGCAGACCTGCAAAATTTAAACCTAAGGCTAACCCAGAAATAACCCAGCCGGTTATTTTAGCTAACCCAGAAATAACCAAGTCACAAGCTCCCATTACCAATACCAATACCAATACCATAATACAAACCCCCATACCCCCAGAGGGGGCTAAACCGGACCGTAAAAAATCAGCCGTCGCCTTGAAGACGTTTTTGGACGAATGCAAAACCAAGGGCGAAATGCCAATACCAGATGACTGCGCGGCAATCACCTACGCCAACAGCGTCGGCATACCGCCTGATTTTCTTTGGCTGCAATGGCGTGAATTCCTGGACCGCTATAAGCTGCCGGATGCCAAGCGGTACAAGGATTGGCGTATCGTGTTTTTGAAATCCGTGCGCGGGAATTGGTTCAAACTTTGGTACGTCAAGGATGATTATTACGTCTTGGCAACCGCTGGATTACAGGCGAAAAAATTACACGGAGATAAAGCTGCATGAAACCAGACCGCACCATCGCAATCGAAGCCGAGCAATCCGTCATTGGCGCGCTCTTGCTGTCGAATGATGCCATCGACAGAATCGGCGATCTGCAAACCGAGCATTTTTACCGGGCTGATCATCGGGAGATTTACGGGGAAATTGAAAAGCAGATTTTAGCCTGCAAGACCGCCGACGTGATATCGGTTGGCATTGCACTTGCCGAAAAAATCACTGATTGCCTGCAATACCTGAACTCGATTGTTCAGAGCACTCCGAGCGCGGCGAATATCCGGCGGTATGCCGATATCGTCGTAGACAGATCGGTGAAACGCGCATTGATCGCGTTGGGTAGTGAAGCGCAAGAATTGGCCGCAACATCGCCGGATGAGGCTGGCGCGCTGGTCGATATTATCGCTACGAAGATCGACGCGATCGCGCAGAAAAAGACGCGCAGCGCGCCGGTGCGGATGTCGGAGTCTCTAGGCTCCTACGCCGACATGCTGGATGCCAGAATGCAAGGCAAGATCAAGCCGATTCCGACTGGATTTGTGGATCTGGATAAGCGGCTTGATGGCGGCCTTGAGCGTGGCACGTTGACCGTGATTGCCGGCCGTCCGGCGATGGGCAAGACGGCGGCAGGTCTTGGGCTATGTCGGAATGTGGCGGCATGGGGTTCATCGCTTTTGCTTTCGATGGAAATGTCGATTGCCCAACTTAACGACCGCAACATCGCCGCGCTCGGGAAACTCCCTGTGTCATGGCTTCGGTTGCCGACGGATGGCAAGGAAGACGATAAGCAAAAATGGTCGCAATTGACCTATGCCTATCAGAAAGCCGCTGAACTGAATTTTTATATCGACGACGAAACCAGTTTGAACATGCTCGATATCCGCAACAAGGCGCGGCAAGTGAAGCGGAAAAATGGACTTGACTTGCTCGTTATCGACCAATTGAGTTTTATTACCGGCGGCACAAAAGAGAAAAAAACTTACGAGTTGATCGGCGAATACACGCGCGGGTTGATCGGTGTGGCGAAACAGATGGATGTTGCAGTAGTGCTTATGTGCCAGTTGAACCGCGATTGCGAAAGCAGGCCGAATAAGCGGCCGCAACTTTCCGACCTTGCGATGTCGGGTTCGATTGAGCAAGATGCCAGTAATGTGATTTTTCTGTATAGGGATGAAATTTACAATCCGAATACGCAGGAAAAAGGATTGTGCGAAGTGAATTGCGCCAAGCAGCGTCAGGGTGAGCCAGGAATCGTTGCTCTGTCCTATATCGGCAATCAGACGCGGTTTGAAGACCTGGCGCACGAATGGCACCCGGCGCCACCGAAACAGGCACCGACGCGCAGTAGAGGGATGAGAGATGAATAAGTGCCTATCCTGCAAATTCTTCAGCCTACGCGAAATTCCAGCGATGTCAAAATTTGGCTTCGGCTACTGTCCGATAGCTGCATCAGAGCATCCCGACGTGACGGTTAAATTTTGCATATCCGTGAGCGCGTCCAGGCCATCTTGCGAGAGGTTCGATGCTGCCGACGCGGCGACTGTTGCTAAACGGGCCGAATGGCTGGAGGCGCAGGAATGAAAAATAGTGCTTGACATGGTGGAAATGACGGCGCATCATGTGTG